TTGATCTTATATACAGTAGAACTAGTAGTCATGTGATGTGATGAACTACTAGACAGGTGAGTAGAGATTGTACTATTTAATTTATTATTTAATTTTATGAAGGAGATGTGTATGCAAGGGGATGTGGTGACTGAAGAGAGAAGTATTGCAGAGCAAGTACTGATAGATGTGGTGATGCGAAGACTAGTAGCAGGCAGGCACCATAGGGCAGTGGTAGCAGGTCAAGTGTTAGGATGTTTACGTGCAGGGGTAGCACCAGCGTATGTACGTGCAGTGGACCACATGGAGAGGGAACGTGCATTAAGGTATAAGGAAGCAGAGGAACGCATAGCTACAGCAGGACGTGCAACGGGTAAGCAGGGTAGCAACGTTGCCTTAGTAGCAGCGTATAGACTAGCGGCTTATAATGGGTACGTTAGTTTGGATGATCCACATGAGGTAGCTATCGAGACCTTTAAAATGGCAAGGGAATTTGATAGGCATTTAACGTTAGCGCATCTTGATGAAGCGCGAGAAAAGATCATTGCACCGGACACAAATATCCACGCGCTGTAAAAGAAAAAGGCCTCAAGAATCGGGGAAAACTTGAGGCCTTGGAAGCTATAATTAAAATTTTGCGTTCTTGATTTCTAGTAAAAGCGTTTCTGCTTTTTGTATTTCGTCGTCAATCATGGGACTGAAGATCATACTTGTTTTTCTAAGTTCTCTCACAAGTCTTTCAAGGGTATTGTGTATATCATCGACTCGTTCAATTTTAAAACAAAGACTTTCAAAATTCGGATACTTTGTAAAATGTTCCGTTGCGGTTAACAGTTTATTTCCGTATCCGAAATGATACTTATCGACGTTATTAAAGCCTTTCGAGTCGAAAGATATTTTAGGAATTTTAGTCTCATTACCCATTGCTAGTCCCATATTGCTATTTCCTTTTGGTTGTAAAGATACAATCAAGAATGCAAAAAGGCGGCCAACGTCTCGCTTTATTAAACGAGAGTTGAACCGCCGAGAGATGTAAAAATTATTCGATGTGTAGACTTTTAGTACTTACCAGACTGCATACCTTTGATGGTAGCATCGGTTAGTAGCCAACGATTGCCGTGGTCAAGATAGCAGAGGAAGTCACCTTCGTTGCCCTTGTAGTAAACTTTATACTTGTTCCAAAGTGCTTGGCCGTGAAGGTGTCCAAAGATCTTAATAAAATCATCTAGACTGCTATTGAATAAAACCTTAATAGTAGTCGCGGCGATATCAGTGGATAAGTTTATAAGGTTCAACGTCTCGCTTGACGATAGGTTGCGAATTTTAGAGTTGTCTAGGTATTCTTTGAACACGTTGGGAACTGCTGCTTCCGCTTCCTTTTTAATTTCGTCTTTAAGCTTATAATATTCATCGGCCTCTGCCGCTGAAGATGTACAGCTAAGCACTTTCTTTTCTAGCTTTTGCATTCTTTCTAGCTTTTGCATACGCATCCTTTTCTTTTTGTTTTGCAACCATATAGGGAAATGACTTCATACACTTTTTACAAGTTACACCTTCAGCGTCCATAAGGCTTATCGCGAACTTGCCGAACTTATCTGTTAGGCCGCATTCAGTGGAACCTAAAACGATATTTTGAACCATGTGTACAGGTTTATCTTTTGCCACGTTTCACCTTCTTTTTTAATTTTGATAGCAGTTTATTATCTCTTTCGAGTTCTCGAATTTTAATCTCATGGTTTCTTTTGTAAAGATTTAGCCGTTGAATAATTAAATCTAGTTCGCCTAAGGCTGTACGATGAGCGGATATTTTAGTCTCGTGAAAACTATCAAAACCAGTCGCTCTTTTATTATCGGCTATTGTTCCGACTCTTCTTTCAACGTGGAACTCTAAGCCGTCTTGTAACAGAACAAATTTACTTTTTGGCATGGTTGCATCCCTTAATAGTAATCTCTTATGCCACTGCTAGAACCTCGATTGAGTATCAAAGTGTCTACTAGTTGCTCTTCAGAGGATATAATTATTTTTTGAGTTGCAAGATTCAATACGAAACCGTTGGTTTCAAAATTATGCAAGGTCTCCGCATTGGGATATTCTTTGAAACGTCCCGTAAAAACCTTTTTAATTTTAGTTTCAATTTCGTAAACGATTAAAATGTAAAGTTGTCCCATTGCTAGTCTCCTGTTTCAACGTGAATGCGGCGTTTAAGTTCGTCCACAATATAGTGATTGAATAAATCATTGTCTGGTTCATATCGTCCAACAAAACCCCAACACGAGTCCACGTGTTCCCAACCTGCACCGATTTCAGGGTTCCATTTTTCAAGTGAATAGCCGAACGTTCCAACCTCATTTATAAGATCGTGAAACGCCTCACGCTCTCTTATAAGTTGTTCCTCGGTCTTGTCTGGATTGCATTCAGGCTTAAAAATATCCCCCTCTAAGTCTTCTAGAGACGGAGATAAGTCGAACGTTTCGACGATACGAAACGGACCGTGTGAATAAATTGTTCTAACAACATTCAGTTCTAGGGATTGAGACATGTTTTTATTTCCTTTATTCTTTATTGCCGTGGACGTAAACAATTTTATAGTCGTATTGAATAGCTTTTAAAATTTCCCGGTGCAGTAGCTCTTCACTCATTTCATTTTTAAATAAGTGAATTCCTGTTTTGCCTTTAAAGATGCCGATATAATCAGGAATAACAGTCACTGCTTTATTCCCGAAAGTGAATTCGTATCTGCATCGACCGATAGAAAAATCTACACCTTCAGTGAATAAGTCCACGGTTTCGTGGCAAAAATCTAGCACAAATTTTTCGTGTTCAACGGCTTTTTTATAAGTCTCTGAAGCGTTTTTCATTGCTTCCGCTTTGATCAAATTGTTTTCCGGAAAATTTCCTTTGATTACGTTTCCCATTATTTCGACTCCACGTTATATAGTTTTTGAACAATTTCTGCTTTGATAGATTCGACTTTTGAACGCTTGTCTTCGTTAAGTTTTCCGAACTGAAGAGCAAGGTTGCATGTTTCAAGTTGCTTTAATAAAACTAGTTGTTGGAGTCTTGTCATATCGAGGTCCTTTAAATATTTTTAAATTAAGCGGCCCTAGTAAAGATGAAGGTAGTCACTAGGGCCTAGCAGAGCGGTTGAGACGTGTCCCGTTCTGTTACTTATATCCATTGCATTTCCAATGCCAAACCATTGGACAATACAGGGCCTAACGGCGCCGCAAGGGCCGTAAATTGTTCAACACTCTGTAAAGATCTTAGACAGTGCTAAGGTTCGTTTATAAAGTCTTGAGGGTTCGTGGCACGGTCTTCAAGTTCAAGGGCCGTTAGAACGTTCCTCATGAGCTTACTCATATTGATTTTGCGCTTCTGTACATAGCGTTGGTTACCCTTTGTGATGTCCACACTAGTCGTATGCGGTTCCGAGTTTTCGGCCTTTTGGTAGTCTTTAAGTTCTGCTAGGGAAACTATTTTACGTTTCATATCTAGTCCAAGTCTCCAGTAATTGCCCAACTAGTTTGAGAAGTGTTAGGCACGGCTCTGTACCATTTTTTCAATTTAATATCTGCATGTTCACGGCCCGTGTGTGAAACGGTTCCGGTCACAAAGTGATCGTCCTTTAATACGATTGCCTCAGTCACGCGGTTAGGTCTATTTTGCCCGGCCTGTAAAATTCCAGCCAAAGGAGTTCCGCGTTGTCCGAGTCTTTTTGCATCGGCTAAAATTTGTTCCCGTTGTCTTTTAATACGGGCAACTTCTAACTCGTTTTCAACTGGAATAAAGAACCATTCACCTTGACGAAGCACCGGGATTTTTGCAGCCTCTGCACGCTTTACTGCATCGGGCTTAAGAGACTCGTACGCTTCAGAGATTGTTTTCACAAACTTGTCTTGCATCTCAACCAAGAACGGGTTCACGATACCGTGAGTAATTTCGACGCGGTCAATATCTAGCAAAAAGATACGGCCTGATACTGAGAACAATCTTGCACCTGCAAAATGCTGGCCCTGTAAAAGGTGTAACTCAAAGAAGTTTTTGCCTTGGTAGTCTTTGAACTTACGTTTTGATTTTACTTTAACGTTCTTGTCTTTAAGTAAAGCATTGAACTTGTCTTCAGTTGCTTTTTCAATATGGACCTTTCTCCAAAGAGTCTCTTCAGGTCCCGCATCTAGTTCGGCGAAATTATTAAAAGAAAGTCCGGCCTGTTGTAAAACGCTAAAAGGAATCATCGTCACTCTGCTAGACATCTCAAGTTGTTCTGGCAAAACTTGACGGTTATAATTTTGAGTGATGATAGAACTATTACCTAACAGGTTGTTTCCAACTCGTACTGCTAAGATGTATTGTCTAGTGTTCTCAAAACGATCAAACTCGCGGATAACTAGAGCGTTAGCAGTGGCAACGTAAACCGTGTCTTCGTCACGTCTTTCAGTGCCTGTTTTTCCGGAGATAAATAATTCTAAGATCTTTTTAAATTTTTTCATACATCATCCTTTAGATTGCAATAGGTGCAACGTCTAAGCCTGCACGTTTAAGTGATAGAAATTTGAAAGTACTTTCACTGCACTGGTGAGACACTTCCTCGACTTTGGCATCTAAACATTTTTCAATTATAGCATTCTTGTCCGCTTGACTAAGCACGAGACTTTTATCAAGGGCCTGAATTTGATCAAATGCTTTTTGCGCTCTCTTAACCATATAGACACGGGAATCATGAGCGCGTGAGTTGGGACGTGATGTGTCCACTGCAATTTGTGCCTCAACCACATTTTGGTATAGTTGTCTCATCACTTCTTGACCTCTATCAATTAAGTCTTGAGGTTCCCAACGATCAAAATCAATTTTAATATATTTGATTTTAAGAGCTTCTAACACTTTGACTACTGCGCTCTGATGACAACTAGTAGTAGGTGACCAACGATAGTCGTTGAACACAACCACGCCGAAAACCTTAGAGCAAAAATTCCAATTATAAGAGCGCCCTATTAGAGTATTCGGATCAAAAGAACAATTGTCCGTACTGTTTTTGTACACGTTTAAACGCTTGAAAAATTTAAGTGAATAGCTACCAGAAAACATGTGAACTCCTTGTTATTAAATATAAAGTGAAACCAAACTATAAACCGTCATTAAAACCACTGCTACATTCCCCAACACCATTACTTTAACCATTTTGAACCCCTTGTTACGTTCTGATTTATTCAGATACCTAGCTATAATGCAGAACCAGTGCCAACCATTGGATTGCGTGATATCAAATACTTAGCATCGGTTTCTTTTTGAAAAGCCTGTATAAGTTTTAAACGCCGATGACAATTTTCCCATTGGTTGGCATTACTAGACCGAGACATATATCTATATTAAGTTGTGAAACAAGAAGGGCGGCCTAGGTCCGAAGTATATCGGAACAAGGCCCGTGTCTTTCTATCAGGGTTTTGTCGAACTAGTTTACGAAGTGACGAATCCCGCAACCTCAAATCAAATAGAAATTCTTGTGCCAAATTTTCTGGCGCAAAACTTCTAAAGCAATACCTTCAGCCAAATTCGGCACTGTATAAAAGTTCAACGAAAAATCTTAAAACGAACCAATGGGAACTGGCTCAAGTGGCCCCGGGTAATTCTATTAGGAAAGTCAGGCTGGTAAAATTCCTGGCCGAACTAGTTCTCTCCACCGCAGAAAAATAATTTCTTCTCACGACAAAATCCCCGCAAAACATTTTTCAAAATAGTTTTCAAAATAGTTTCAGGAAATTTTCTGAGACCTCTCCAACTATTTTTGGAAACTTTTTGGAAATAGTTCACGCATAGTTACAGAGATTATCGAGAAAAACATTCCCGTAATCTTGGGCGATTCATTACGATTTTGACGCAAACCTTTCCGGAATGTTGCAGCAAAAAGTGCGGTAAATTGCCGAGAAATTCCCCAACAATTTTCCAGGAAAGTTTCCAGGTATTTCCACCACTTAACCGACAAAACCTCAGGCAATATTTCGGCAAATATTTGGAGACATAACGGACATTGGAAGCGCCACAAATTGCCGCCCCTTAAAAAATTGTCATTGATTTATTTTAACCACGCCCCTATGTTGCGCGGCAATCGGGGGATATGTGAATAAAGATATTAGTCCATTAGAAATTTGGCCCATCGTCTTGGGCATGTTAACAGCAGTCGTATGTATGAACGTGGCCCACATGGATCTTGGCCAAAGCGGCATCCTTGGCCTCTTTGCTGCGGCTATCGTTAGTTGCCTTGTCCATACGGCACGGCACACAGCACACGTTTACTCCGCATGTGTTCTCACCGTAATGGCGAACATGGAAATCGCAAAAGAGAAGCAGCGATTTCTCCTCATGCGCGATTCGTATAACCAGGTGCCAGATGAATCCACGAAAATCAAAACGTAGGCCACTGCGAGACAGTGTGATCGGAATGCTTATCGCTCGCCGATCATACGAACTCAACATGTCCACCTATGCCATGGCTAAGGCAGGAAAGATTCCTTACAACTTGTTCTGGTTCTGGGAGTTCAGTGAGCGCCCGGTTCCACCTGGACGAGTAAAGGATTTAGCCAAAGCACTGAAGCTGCCTATTGGAAAGGTGGCACGTGCTTGCGCAGAAACGGAGATCCGCAAAGTGTTGAAGCACTATAAGTTCAACGATGCAGCGGACCCAGATGTTTATTCAGTAAAAATTAATCGCTACAGGAGAAAAGAGTAATGGCACTGATTCTACATGCACCAGCAACATTCAACGGATTAAAAATGGAAGCAGATTGGGAACCATTTCATGAGCTTAAAGGTACGGACTTCATCCTTGCTAAATCTTTTAAGAAAGAGGGCAAGTATGGTTTTGTTCTAGGCATGGGCAACCAAGATTTTAAAAGCGGTGAGAAGATGGCTTCGATTGTTATCCCAAGCAAAGCAGCGTGTGATGCATTGGGTGAGGCACTGTCTAAGATCTCTGCGATGTATGACATGCACGAAGGTGCGGAAGCAGCGAACAAAGTTCGCCCGACGGTGTTGTAATGGGACAAATTAGCTTAGTTGATTTCATCGACCACCTTTCTAGATTCAACCAACAACTTATCATGCCTTGGGGATATCACTCCCCACACGCAACGATAGGTGATGAGATTGCTTTTGAAATTGTTAAGAAGCCCACGACGATTAGTGACATGCTCACCATGGCCAAAGATCTTATCGGTGAAGAGTTCCAATTTCAGGAGACTCGTGATGAGGCCTCTTACTTCTTTGTGAGAATGCTTACACCTCTTCGTGTAGGCGACAGAGTAAAAGGTGAAAGTAGAGAAATGGTACTGCAAGACATCATCGACATGTTTCCTGCTAAGAAAAAGAATTCCGTTTCCGTGGATCTAAAAGGCAATGTGCTTCCTCCCTCATTTGAGGAAATCCCAACTATCTTCTTTAAGAAACTTACCAAAGAAGAGGAAGAGGCAATCATTAATCCCGTGATTATTAAGACTCCATTTGAGGTTGCCTCTTTCAGTACTCATCTTAGGGCTCACCCAGATAGTATCCCAGTACACGAAGCAATAGAGTCGTATATGAATATGATTGGGAAACAAATCACTGAATACATTAATGGGGTGATCAATGGCAATGGACGCTAGTACCAGAGAACACATTCAACTGTTGCAAGAAAAGATTGCGGCACTCATTCACCCGCAGGCGAAGCTCTCTGTCATCGTTAGGTATGAAGGCAAAGATTCTCCTCCGGTTATTTTTACTCAAGAAACTGATCCGGCTCCGCTTGTTGAAACAATCATCACAGAGCTTCCACAAGAGGGTGTTGGAAGAATGAAATCTGTTGCTGAGGAAAACCTTAAGCTGCGCCGCCAGCTTCTATCACTGTATGAATGCTTGACCATGGTGAAGGATTATTTCTTCGTCGTGATGTGTGGAGAGTACAAAAACTTCACACCTTCTCGCAAGCCGCCGCTCTTAAGTATTGAAGACGTTATTTTTCGTAAAGCCACAAAAGTATTGGGGGATATAAGTGGAACTACAGCAAAAGGTAAACGAAGTAATTGAATATATTTTGGTGATGTACGAGCAAAGCAGAATGCGGCCCACGGTGGCGCGAGACAACTGCTGCAAGTACGGAACAGCTCTTCACTCAGCAGTGACCAGAGACAAAAGATTCATTGAAGCAAAGGAACAGTTTCTCCAAGAGATGTCAGCGTGTAACCGAGTGGTGTCCGATGAAGAGTTAGCTGTCACCCTTAAAAATTTGGAAGAGGAAGTTAAATCGGGGACTTCAATTACCAGAGCTATGAAACTTTATTGTGGCACAGCGGACACAGCGATTTCAAAACGTGTTCGTGAAACCGATGAGTACCTCAAGATCTTAAATTATAAAAGTGTTCAACGTGGCACCGGAGAAGTTTGGGCACGTGTAAGAGGAAAGATTGTTCCGAAGAAAGCGAACCCAGTTAAATCTGCTGCTGAGAGAGTACACCAGTATAAGTAGGAGGGGATCATGGAGAAGACATCGTTTAAAGGATTAATCCAAGAGTACATGGAGAAGAGAAATTTTAAGCAGGCCGATGTTGCGTTCATTTGCAACATCGAAAGTTCTGGTCTTAGTAGATTGCTGGCACCGGGTAGTAATCTAGGTCTCACTGCCAACACCCTTCTTAACATCATGAGAGGATTGGAAATTCCTTACAGTGAACTAGCAAGGGTGGAAACTAATTTTGTTCACCGAGCCAACACACCTAGGAAGACAAAGATGATCAAACGTAAGGAGCAAAAAGGTGAACCGATTATTGCACCCGAACCTAAGCCACAGCCTGCAACAGTTCTCGACACGTTTGCTGGAGATATTTCCGTCACTTCTGATAGTAGCTGTGACCTGCTTCCTGTCGGCCTACTTGGCAACGTACGTAGCAAGAAATAGAAATGTTCCTGAAGGTCTTTGGTCGATTGGTTTAATTTGTTTGCTGATATGGATTTTAGTTTCGTGCGTTTCTGTTTTGATTCAAATAATTACATTGCTCTGAGGAGAGTACTATGGAAGTTTTATTTAAAGTTTTAATTATAGTGATCATGGTTTTATTTGCGGTGAGCTTGGCCATGGATATTTATCGCGGCTACAAGTCTTGTGAAGTGGGTGACAGACTCGATACTGTAGAAGGTGACATCCGATATCTTGATGATCTTTTGGATGAAGCCGACTTTGATTGTTTACCAACGATTAAAGAATCTATTGAAAAGATTCAAGAAGAACGCAAGCACATGATCACGGCTCTCAAAGGACTGCATGAATCCATTCGTATCATTGCAGAGAAGCAGGGAGTTATCATCGAACCGATTCCACCAACGGAACCAGCGATGAAAGGAACAGCAGATGGCTATCCTTCCAATTAAAGCCACCAAGACTATTGTTAATCCAGAGGTACTTACTGAATACATAAAGCAAGGAAGAACTGCCATGGCCAGTCTTGCTTACCCAATTCAGCCAAATGATTTGATTCTTTTGATGAGTTGCCTTTCTCCAAATTGTTTTGTGGTTAATACCTTTCGCGAAGGCAATGTGATGTTCTTCTTTATTTGCAGCCCACTGTTTGACAGATCTGCTCCTGATGCTGATTACCGTAAAGCACTCATGACCTACCGGAACAACGAGGGCATGATCATTGATGCATGGTTAGATGTTCCTTGTGATAACTACACTTTGAGAATGCGTGCGCAGCGAGTGGAGTTTGTGGATGTCTAGAACTCTGGAAAGATTCCCGGAGCTTTACAAACTGAGTAAGACCAACGGGAAAATAACTATTTGGAAGATTTGGGTTGAGGGATCTGCGATTCACACAGAGACCGGATACATCGACGGCAAGATGAAGCCTTCTAAAGACATCATCAAGTCCGGAAAGAATATTGGCCGGGCAAATGAAACCACCGCAGAAGAGCAGGCCTTTGCTGAGGCGAAGTCAAAATGGACCAAGTACCGCGATAAGGGCTACACGATCAATGAGTCGGGAGTACCTTCTAAGGGCGATGAAATCTTCGCTCCCATGCTTGCTCACGACTTCCTAAAGTACGGCCACAAGCTATCCCTCCCCTTCTATGTACAGCCGAAACTCGACGGCATCCGGGCCAACCCAATTAAGGGTAAATTCATGTCGCGAAACGGCAAGCCTCTTGCTAAAATGGCAAACCTTATGAAGCACGTGAAGGCTATGTTTGACGAACAAGTGACCGACGGAGAGATCTACAACCACTCCCAACGGGCCAACTTTGAAGGCATATCCTCTGGCGCCCGCAAGACCAAGGGGAAGAGTGAATACGAAGATGTGATGCAATACCATGTCTATGATATCGCGAGCCACGACGGCACGTTTAAAGAGCGCCGGGCCTACCTTAAAAAGATTATGGGAGGTGTCGGATCGCCACTGGTTAGACGTGTCCCAACTTATTTAGTTGCAACAAAGCAGGAATTGGAAGAGATCCACGAGAAGTTTTTAGAAGAAGGGTACGAGGGCACGATGATCCGAGTTCCTGATTCTTTGTACGAACCTGGCCGGAGATCTTACGGACTTATGAAGTACAAACCTTTCAACGATTCTGAGTTCCGTATTGTGGGAATGGAAGAGGGCCGTGGCCAGTTGATGGGCCATGTAGGTAAATTCATTTGTGAAATCAGTGATGAGCGTGGAACCCGAACCTTCAAGGCGAAGCTTGGCGGTAAGAATATCACCCCGTTTTTGAAGAAGTGTTTCACCGACCACAAGCTTTGGAAAGGTAAGTGGATGCAGGTTCACTACATGGGGATTTCCAATAAAAATTATAAGCCGAGACATCCGAGAGGAATCAAATTGCGGGACATTGAATAATTTACTTGCATCTTTCTTTTGGTTTGATTAAATCAGGGTTCTCGAAAACGAGTTTATATTCCTAGGAGGAATCATGGCTAAGAAAGTTGCAAAGAAAGCTACTAAAAAAGTAGCGAAGAAAGTGGCAAAGAAAGCTACTGTTAAAAAAGCTGCTAAAAAATAAATTCAATATCTCCCGATGTTTGAATAAAGAGGCCCTGAGTTAATTCGCAGGGCCTCTTGTATTTTGTGCTTGCATTGTTTCTTGGCTTTGGTTTAACCTGACTTCATCAAGGAGGTACTCGTGAACAATACATCTACAAGCGGCACACTACTTCCTCTCCCCGTGAACCCCAAATAGATTGCCTAATACAATTTGATTTATTTTTTTTTTTATTATTCGGGATGTAGCGCAGCCTGATTAGCGCACTCGCCTTGGGAGCGAGGGGTCGCAGGTTTAAATCCTGCCATCCCGACCAATTTATACGTAAACGATATAAAAGTTGTTTTATATATTTCCCGTATATTTTCTTGCAAACGTTTGTTGAATCAATCTATAAGAGCCCAAGCCGATAAATTGTGGCGCGGTTCCAAAGGTCCACTCCCTCGTGATAATAATAAGCGGTAAACAGGGATAGGAGGAAGGGATAACACTGAGGCAGAGTTTACTGTCAATTGGTGTGAAGAGTACCTCCGAATTATTTAAAACTTGAGTGGAACCTTTCAGGCAAGACCAGATGTGGCCGATGCGTAAAGGGTGTGAAGGTCTGGCAACGGGAAACTTAAAATCCCCACACTCGCTGGACGTATCAGAAAGGTTCCACTGAAGTTTTAGGTTGTCCAGAAATGGCAAATCCCCCATAAGAGGTGGTCCGTTAGGTGTCCCACGAGCGACGAAGAACGACAAGAGACGCACAACCACTCGGCCCTAGTACATAACGCTAGGGCCGTTTTATTTCTTTTTTTTTTTGTGCGGGGTGCGGAGTTGGTTCCGCTTAAGCAGAGCATCGGGTTCAAGGCCCGGCCCCGTAGTTCCTATCTCTTAAGTTTCTTTCTTTTAAATCTTACTCTTGCACTCGCGGTAGTTTTGGCTTTATGGCACACAACGCACAACGCTTGCAGATTACTTTGCTTGCAGTACATGCGACTCGCGTACGCCAAAAGATTTCCTTTGTAAGATCCAATTTCTTTTATGTGATCCACTTCCATAAATCCTTGGTCGCGATATTTCTTCTTACACTTTGCACATCTCCAATAAGTTTTAAATTTCTTATCGCCCTTCTTGTGCTTCCCATCTTTTGTGTTGGTCTTGTAGTACTCACCTTCCCACACTTTCAAACTAGCCAGTCGCAAACATTCACTGCGACCACTCCAACGAACAGTACCTCGGCGCAAAACATTCAGAACAAATTTTAAAGTTTTCTCGTCCACAAAATTCCCCAATTTTATTACAAGCACTGCGGCAATCATTAAACCTAGGTGATATGCGCAACAAACAATTACAACAACTTAGCATTTTCTTTCAAGTTAATTAAATTATTTAATTGCATCGTTATCTTTAAGCAAGGTAGTTCTCACCGCCATCGGGAGATACAAAATTTATGCGAGCATTTCAAGAAGTGGAAATTGACTTTGAGTTCCACAACACTACTCACAGATACGTTAAGCTTGTCTGTGCGGTATCCAAAGACGCGCACACTGGTAAAATTAAACGGTGGTGGCTTCACAACAAAAAATCTAAACAGGCGGCCCTCCGCAAGTATCTATCCCGATATAAAAAAATCACGTGCTACTCAGCCGTGGCAGAGGGCCGCTCGTTCCTTTCACTGGGACTTGATCCATTTACTTTCAAGTGGTGGGACGGATTTGTTGAGTATCGTATGCTCACAAATCACAACGATGAATTCCTTTACGGAAAACAATTAGTAAACGGTCGCGTTAAGTTCACAAAGAAGCCACCTCCAAAGTGGGAGCGCACCGAAGAAGATAACTTCAGCGGCTTTAAGCCAACACATTCTCTTGCTGAAGCTACTTACAAACTTCTAGGAATTAAGCGCGACACCAAACACAAAGATCAAATGCGTGATCTCATTATCTCTGGGCCGAAACGTTTCTCTAAAAAGGAACGCATCGCGATCATGGATTACTGTGAAGAGGACGTGTTGTCTCTTGGCCGTATTAAAAGAAAGATTATCAAGCACAACCTTCGCTTGAATCCGGAAGTTAATCGCAAGACATACATGCGCGGAGCTTGGGAACGTGGCGACTATCAAGCGGCCACCGCTCACATGGAATCACGCGGATATCCGATCAACGTTATGGCCGTGAAGAACTTCTCTGCACAGGTTGGATCTATTCTTTTTGAAACACAAAGAGAAGTGAACAAGTACTTTCCTAAGATCCGCCCGTTCCGTTGGAACAAAAAGGAAAACCGTTTCTCCTGGAATCAAGGTGTAACTAAAGATTGGATTCGTCGCAAACACAACAACGGTAAGAATTGGATGCGCACCAAAGGTAAAGACTTGTCTCTTTCTTTGGATGCTTGGCAACGTCACTACGACTACAAGCATGACTATCCTAAGAATGTTTTCGGCGCTCAAATGGTTCGCTTCTTAAAGCTTAAACAGAATCTGTACGGATTCAGTTCGGACAATGAATCAAGCAGCCGTAAGAATTTCTGGGATGCAGTGGGACCTGACGGAATGGTGCGCCCTTACTTAAATTCTTTCGCTGCACAAAGCTCGCGCACACAACCTGGGGCAACGAGCTTCATGTTCCTTAAGCCAGCGTGGATGCGTGCAATGGTTGAACCTCCTGAAGGTTACTTCATGGCGGGTATTGACTACTCTGCGGTTGAGTTCTTCATCTCAGCACTGAAGTCTGGCGATATGAATATGATCAACGCCTACTTATCAGGCGATCCGTATTTCTATTTTGCTAAGCTTGCTGGTGCGGTCCCAAAAGATGCCGTGAGAAAAGACTACGAGGATGTTCGTAACTTATTTAAGTCTACGATTCTTGGTCTCTCGTACAACATGTCGTGCATCGGCCTTGCTGCGAAGTTAACTCTGGACACTGGTAAGAAGTGGACCGAGGAAGCGGCACAAGTAATGATCGACCAGTTCTACGATGTCTTCTGGAAGCTCAAAGACTGGCAAGATGAACAACGTGCTAACTACGAATCCGGAAATCCAATCGTATTAGAAGACGGCTGGACAATGTGGTGTGATAACGACAACTGGCGCTCTGCTGGTAACTGTCCTGTTCAAGGAACTGGTGCCGTTATTCTTCGCCGGGCAATTCGTGCCGCGATGAAGAAAGGTGTTTACATTCCTTTCCCACTGCACGACGCCGCCTACATGATGGCTAAAATTGGTAACGAGCACGAGATCATTATACTTCGCGATTGTATGCGTGAGGCTTTCGTATCCGTGTTCGAGGGACCAATGCGAGAGCACGCGAAGAAGGTTCGCCTAGATATCAAAGCGTGGTCTCCAAATTATAAAATGGGAAAAATCAAATACACCGAAGATAAGAAACCGTACTACGAAGACGGGGAAGTTATGTTCGTGGGTAAAGAGAAACTTAAAGTTAAGTGCAACCGCCTTCACATTGATGAGCGAGCTTTAGCTGAGTACGAAAAGTTCTCTAAGTATTTCGAGGGCCGCAAAGAAGATCTTTTATAAATTCAAAACGGGGAGAGTTCCCTTTAACAGCCAAGGAGAATGCATGGCAAAACTAAAGAAAAAAGGCTTGAAAAAGTCTTCAAAGGAATCGTCATCTAAAAAATCTGGTGACGGCGCGAAGAAAAGAAATGGCGCGATCATTTCTAAACGTTTCAAAGTTGGTAAACGTTTATCTGGTGGCGGTGGTTTGTTCCGCGCTTGGACTAAATGGGAGCCAGGTGATGCGATCATCGGTAAGTACATGGGCAAAGTTAAGAACGCAACTTACGGCGGCCACAATCGTTTGATCCAAGTAGAAGAAGCAATGTTCTCTTCTAAGAAGGATGCTAAAGCGGTTGAAGGTAAAGAACTTACTTTGAATCCAAACGGCCAGATGACTAAAGCTTTTGAAGACAACGACATCAAAGTCGGCACTCTTTTGCAAATCGAATACACTGGCGTTGAAGAAATTCAAAAAGGTAAATTCGCTGGCAAAGAAGCGCATCAAGTTTCTGTCACTATCGTAGTTCCTGAAGGGGAAGAGTACGAAGAAGACGAAGACGAAGATGACGAAGAGGATATGGAAGACGAAAGCACTTCTAAGAAAAAGAAGAAGTCTAAGAAATCTAAAAAGTCCCGTGATGAAGACGAAGACGATGAGGACGAGGACGACGAAGAAGACGAAGACGAAGATGATGAGGACGAAGACGACGACTCGGATGATGACGATGAAGACGAGGACGACGAAGAAGACGAAGACGAAGATGATGAGGACGAAGACGACGACTCGGATGATGACGATGAAGACGAGGACGACGATGAAGACGAAGATGAAGATGATGAAGACGAAGACGATGAAGAGGAAGAAAAGCCTAAGAAGTCTAAGAAATCAAAAGGCAAGTCTTCTAAAAAATCTAAGAAGAAAAAGAGATAAGTCATGAAGGCATTCTATCAAGAAATTCTTAAAAGAGAAGGCGGTAAGAGAAATCTTACCGCTGCCGATGTGAGCGAAGTCATGCGCCATGCTGCTGAAATTTTGGTGGAGCGCAACGATCTTAACAATGAGTTCGAGAAGTACCTGTGTAAGAAAGCTTCTGCCTTCTTCGCTACTCCTGTGAACGTGATCTTGTTCATGCGCCAAAGAGCGTTTGGAATCATCAAGGGCCGCAAGAATACCAGAGGAAGAAAGAAATAAATGAAACTAAAATACTCGACACTTATTCATGACATGAGTTCGGAAGCATACCACTCGGTGCCCAATACGGTGTCGAGTTCCAAGCTCAAAGACTTATTGGACGACCCTGAAATCTACCACGCTAAATACGTGGCGGAAGGTGCAGTGAGATTCCACATTCCCGCTTTTGATACAGGTTCAATTTTTCATACGGCTACATTAGAGCGGCATAAATTGAAAGACGAAGTGAAGGTGTTCCCAGGGGCTGTTCGACGTGGCAAGGTTTGGGAAGCTTTCCTTAAGAAAAACAAGGGAAAGATCGTTGTACCTAAGAGTCAGTACAATGAGGCAATGGGCTTGGCCAAATTAGTTAAGAACTCTCCGGTGGCGCAGAAATATCTTAAAGGTGCTAAGGCCGAGGTTTCTTTGTTCATCCGTTTACTAGTTGTCGGCGACGACATCTATGCAATGGACCATGGACTGAAGATCACTCGCGACGGATGGGTGAAAGCAAAGGTTCCTAAAAAAGGAACTGTGGTTATTGCCAAGGTTCGTTCGGATGCTTTAGGGAAGAAATATATTTCGGATCTAAAGAGCACGACGAGCAATTCCAAATCCCGTGAAGCGATGAAAGCATCAATCTCGAAATACAGCTATGAGCTTTCAGCGGCCTTCTACTTGGACATGTTCAACGTTATTGGACTTGGCTTAAAAGGATTCATTTGGATCTTTGCTTCCAAGGCTCCACACAACAATACGAAAACTTGGAAGGCTAGCAAGGACAACATCCTTATCGGTCGTGCTAAGTGGACGAAGGCGATTGTTCAACTTGCTCGCTGCATGGAGAACGATTGGGAGTTTGAGGATTCATTGGGAATCTTGGAGCCAGCTTACTGGGAGCGCGAGCACCTAGAGAAAAGTTACACCGACATTTTGTAGGAGAAAACATGAAGAGCCTAGAACTTAATCCGGTTCGCCACGACATTAGATTGAGCGTGACGAACGACGATTACGAAAAGGATGAGGACTACAGAACTGCCAGCATTAGACTATGCGACGGCGGGGAAGAGGCCTCTGGTGCGGTAACAGCGGACGACTGCGATAAGATTTCAAAGTGGTTTTCCGAACTGGGCGCAACAATAAGAAGTGAAACACAACAACTCAAAGAAAAAGGTAAGAAGAAACATGGCAAAAGCAAAAGTAAAAAAGCAAAAAAGTAAATCAGCGGCGGCTACGGCTCCACTGGTTACTGTTAAATCAATCACGTTTAGTAAACGTCGCAACCTGGGCAACTACGAGCACGAAGATCTTTCTATCGTGGGCGAAATTGCTGTAGGTGCTAGTGAAGAAGAAGCAATTGGCTATCTTCGCGGCATCGTTGAAGCCAACCTTGGCGAATACATGGCCAACGACAAGGAAGAAACTACTTCTAAAAAAGCAAAGTCTCGTAAGGCCGCAGAAGTAGACGAAGATGATGAAGACGAAGAAGAGGAAGAAGCTCCTAAGAAAAAGAAAGCCAAAAAGAAATCTAAAAAAGTAGAAGATGATGAAGAAGACGAGGACGACGAAGAAGAGGAAGAAGACGAAGAGTCTGAAGACGATTCTGATGGTGACGAGGATTCTGAAGAGGAAGAGGAAGAAGAGGACGAAGAAGATGAAGAGGAAGAAGTAGCCCCAAAGAAAGGCAAAGGCAAATCAGCCAAGGCCTCCTCGAAAGGTGGCGACAAGAAGGCCTCTGGTAAAACTACTGACGGCAAGAAAAAGGGCCGCAGCAAAGCTACCACTTACGACCGCCGCAAAGACATTCACAAAACTCTTGTTGGTGAAATGATCGACGAACAGTTCCCTAAATGGCGCAGTAAGAAAAAGCTAGTTGCGAAAAGTGTTAAAGCTTCAGCAGCTATGAACGGCGAAGATTTCTTGGATAACGAAGGTCACGTACTAGACTCTTTCCGTGAATCTTTCCTTGAATTCCTAGAGTAGTAATTGGAGAACAAGCATGGGTGCAAAAGCGATTGCGAAATCATATCAGAAAGACGGAGCTAGGTTTGCTGTGAAGCATCCTTACTGTATCCTTGCAATGGATATGGGACTCGGCAAATCGTACACGGCCCTTCGTGCTTGGCAAAAATCTGGAGGCGGCAAGCTTACTATAGTTTGCCCCTCCTCTCTTCTCCTTAATTGGAAGCTAGAAGTTTTTAAATGGTACGGTGACAAGTTCATCGTATCTGTTTTCGATAAAGGTGCCAGCATCTACGATGTGTGGGATACCGACATTTGTATCATTTCTTTTGACCTAGGGAAGCAGTCGGAATTTTTCTTTGAGTGGTGTGATTCCTTGATCATTGATGAGGCCCACGAGCTTAAGGGAATGTCTGCTGCACGCACCGAGTACTATCACAAGGTTACTTATGAAAACAGCATCCCGCGCCTGACACTGTTAACTGGAACACCAATCCAAAACCGCGTCGAAGAGTATTATTCTTTGATGGCTCTTTGCTACTACAACCCGGACATCAAGTCCGACTTCCTAGATCGCTTCCCAGACAGTACAACGTTTGCGGATTATTTCTCTTGGAGACAAGAGTACCAAATTGAACGGGGCGGTAGACGAGTTACGATTGTTAAGTGGACCGGATTCCGAAATGTGAAGGAGCTTAAAAAATATCTCAAGCCGCTTTATTTCCGCGTTAAGTTCGACGACGTAGAAGACCTTGAACCAATGGTGTACAAGGACATTCTAATGTCTGAGAGCCCGGATAAAGAGTTGGCCGCTGAATTCAAGCGACTTGCAAAACACTACATTGAAGACGAAGAATACGGCGCGATGAACTCTCGCCGAAAAAGAGAGTCAGCTATTGAGAAGGTTCCGTTTACTATCAAGTACGCGGAACGCCTTCTTAACGAAGTTGATTGCGTGCTGATTTATTCCGATCAAGTAGAAAGTTGCAACCTGATCGCGGAGCACTTCGGAGTGTTGGGACTAACCGGGAAAGTATCTGGCAAGATTCGCGGCGAACACGCTCGCAAGTTCCAGTCTGGCAAAGGAAGAGTATTATCCGCGACAATCGGGGCACTGTCGACGGGACTTAATATGACCAGAGCCAGCGACATTATCATGAACGACGAGCCATGGGTTCCGGGGAAACTAGATCAAGTGGGTGGACGTATTCGTCGTATCGGACAAACTAAAACTTGCACGATGCACAGAATATTTGGAAGCCCGCAAGACATGAAGATCGCCGACATGCTTGACGATAAACGTGCGACGATTGCCAAGGTGACCTAATGGAAAAGCCAAAGCAATATCGCCCGTATCACAAGTCTGTGAAAGCAAAGCATGTATTCAATGAAAGAACGGAGAGCGACAAGCTGTATGACAGTCACTGGACTGAGTACAGAACTCTTTTCCTCTCTATAAATAATACCTGCTATATGTGTGAGAATTTTGCCACTGTGGTGGATCACTTGGAACCACATAAAGGGGACATCAATTTATTCTGGAAGGAAGATAATTATATTCCGCTTTGTAAAAGTGACCATGACAGAGTTACTAACTTGTTCGACAGACGACATGTGATAGGAACGAGGCCCGCAAAGAAAATTGAGTACCTTCAGGGTGCTAGGATGATGAGGGACATATCGAAAAGAGTAAAAGTAGTACCGTTCCCGAAGCCTATTTTGGAGTGGATCACGCAGTTGAAGGCGCAGATAAAACTTCGCTAACTGCGGGATCTATTGTTGCTGGCAACATCGTGAACATGTACCACCGGATGATTGAAAGAGAAACGTGGCTCCACACTCCGGCGGGAAGATACCACCAAAGGAAGATGAGATACTTCCACATCAAGTGGGTTTACGGAACCAACAAGAACTGGGAAATGTCCTTCCTAGAAGTGTGTAAGAGCTACGGGGTAGTGGATATTTTGAACGCTGAAGAAGGGTACTACTGCCATGGCAACGGAGATTAAGTTACAGGGAATAGAGTTGCCTCTGCTGATATTGGTAGATGAACAACCGATAACACTAGAAGAGTGCTACAAGGTGCAGGGATTTATTAAGCCTTCACCAGTTGCCGGGAAAGTAGATAAGGTGGCGGATTATTTATCCTTCATCGAATCTTATAAAAGGGAAAATACGTATGAGAAATTCAAATGGGTTTCACTGGTACTTTTCCAGATTCCCCGTATTCAATTTCCTGAAACATGTAAGCTGATGGGGTATTGGGAAGAATATTTAGAAGAATACTTCGGGGAGTATTATGAACAAGGAAACGGAGACTAAGTCTTTCGGCCAATGCCCGCACCCACTGTGCGAAACTGTTAAGCCGAGAAACATGTACGCTTGCAAGATGCACTGGCTGGGACTTCCGAACAAGATCAAGGAGAAGATCTCAACAGGCTTTAGACACAGTGCTAAGACCTGGAGAGAAGGACACTTTGAAGCACTGGAATATTGGAACAATGAGAAGGTATAGAATCCCAAAACTTAGATACTGGAGATTTAACGACGAGGAATGGTCCCCGTTAGAACTTTATGTGCGAGACAAGTTTCGTCTTTGGGCAGAGTCAGAACCCTGGGGAAGGGAAGACAAGCGAAGACGCAAACAAGTGATGTGGGAACTTCGCAGAATTGCCAAAGAGTATGGTGTGAAGATTAACGATATTTGGAATTGGAAACTAGCCGTTAAGACTCGGCTAAGTAATTATTTTAGGAGGTTCAGGTGATTGATACTGAGAGCACGTTGGAGGCAACTCCTCCCCTTCCGCAGGTTGATGATGTGCGAGAGGTGCAAGTAGATTCCATCGACGGAATGCCAACTGAGTTTGTTATTCCTTTAACGTTGGAGCAGAAGTGCGCAGTGGTCGCTAGATGCTTCTTGGCGGATCGCCCAGAAGATTACGATCACGATTTCGAGATTGCGTTGCAAGACGTAAAAGAAGAGTTCTCGGAAGAAGCTATTAACAATTTTGCTACGTGGACTCTTGACCCTCTTAGACGCCACGAGGGATCGAAACTATTGGCAGGACCAACTGGCCACTTGATTAACATTCAAGAGTTCAGTGGCAACGTTGATTTTGAAACCAACATGACAGATGCGGAGAAAGAACAGTTTGTGAAAGACATTGAGAAGAGCACGATGTCGTTCCCTTACGATTCTCTTTTCACGCTTGAAGACATCATTGTAAAAATGGGGTGGGTACTAGTATGGAAAGCGGAAGCAAGCCTAGTAACGGCGGAACCGTAGGAATTAACCGGGTTTCTTTTACCGATTCAAAAGGTAACAAGATGACCGAGGAAGATTTCAAGAAGCAGTTTGCAAAGGCGGTCACTAAGGCCGCTCAACCAATGGTGCAAACACAAGTTAAACCAAGCAACAAGCAGACACCGGAGTTCAGATAATGGCAAAGAAGACAATTACTTTGGAAGGCTTTGGAGGTCCGACACATGTACTTTGTGTTGGCCACGTTGACGCGAAGACTTTTAATGAAGCTTACGGCGAAGAGTGGTCAGGTAAAGGCACGTACAAGCAAGCGGATCTTCAATATCAATACTGGGTGAGACTGCCACCGAAGAACAAGAAGAAGGCTTCATTCAGTATGAAACAAGTTGTTCCGGGAACACCCGGAGCTAAAAAATACACCGTAGCAAAATGGGATTAGGGGAAAACATGAAAGCATTATTAGCAATCGTACTATTAGCAATGGTCGCGTGTACTCAAGTAGACACAGGTCATCGTGGCATCGAAGTTCAGTGGAAAGAAGTTACTGGCGAACCTAAAAAGGAGGGCCTCTATTTCTACAATCCGATCAAGACAAGCATTATCCAGATGTCTGTGAAGGAGGAAAAGTATGCCGGGAAGACTTCTATCTTCACAAAGGACACGCAAAGAACAGATGTCGAATTTGCAGTGATATGGAGTATCGAACCGGGCCACGTGGGAAACCTGTTCAAAGATATCGGAAACCAAGACCAAATCGAGGACAAGATTCTGCGTCCCGTGGTTCTAGGTTCTGTCAAAGACGCTATTGGGCAAATTATCGCGGACGATCTAATTTCAAAACGGGAATCGGCGACCCAATCTGCTCTAGATACTATCCGAAGGAACTTAGAATCGCGTCACATCAAGATCTCTGATTTACAATTCACTGATATTGATTTCGACGACAACTATGAACGTGCGGTAGAAGAGAAAGTGGTAGCGATCCAACAAGCACAGAAAGCAAAGAACGAAACTGTGCGTGTGAAAGAAGTTGCAGCTCAAACTGTTATGACGGCAACAGCACAAGCTGAAGCGATGAGAATTAAATCTGCTGCTCTTGCACAGAACAAAGGCCTTGTGGAATTTGAGCTGGCACAGAAATGGGACGGTAAGCTTCCTCAGTACATGTTTGGCAACTCTACTCCGATGATTAACTTTAAAGCTATCGGCGGCCAGTAATGGCTGATCCAGGAGTACCAGCTATTAAGATCTGTAGTATCAATGTTCCAGACGCTGAGAAGTTTAGCGAGGGTTGTAAGACTCTTATTCTCGACTCGGTACTAGTGGTTGACCCGCAATCCTGCCACGTTGATCCAGTTGTTGGATTCCTTCTGGTGGATGAAAGCGGCAATAAGTATGAGGCTGTGATAACTAGAAGGTCTTTAAGTCTGTTGTACGAGATTGTGGATAAAGTTAAACACGCATAGGTAGGTAATTCTTTCAAACAGAGGAATGTAATTATTAATTCGCAGTAAATTAGATTACATCTCTGCCGTGAAAAAGATCTCAATTAGCCTTTCTTATTACACAAAGATTTTCTTTTCGTTCCCGGATGCAACAAAAGCTCCGGGATCGTTTAAAGTTTATTGGCTTTGGTTCGAGCTATCGGCAGAGATTACAAATAATATCGGGGAAGATATTAAATGGAAAATGGAACAGGCAAACGATTCGTCATCCACGACATAGCTCGCGGTGAAGCGGAATTCGGGCGTATCAAAAAGTCCTTAGTGTTGAACCTTGAGTACACGTTGGCAGGAGTGGAATACTATTCCACCTTTCGCTACCGCGTCTCGGCCAAAGACACTCCTTCGCCACAACAAGTGGTCGATGATTATTTAACCAAAACAAAACCTAGTACCGATGACGAACTCTACGAAGAGTGGTTCGCGAAGCTCTTGTCTGTCTCGAATAAATTTGAGCGGAAGTACCTTGAGTACTTTAAAGAATCCAGCCGTGATGAGTGGAAGCATTGGAAAGAAAAGGGGAACCTATGAAACAGATTATTTTATTGTTATTCGTGTTGACGATTGGCTTTGATTCTTTCGCTGGATACGGAAGCCGTGGCTTTAGCCGCAGCTTCAGTCGTCCAAGTATTAGTAGATCTTGGAGCAGCAGCCGATCAAGCTACAGCTACAAACCTAGCACAACGTACAGCGCACCGAAGCCTGCTTACGTGGCTCCAAAGCCAGTGCCACGTCCTTCTACGGTGGTAAATGTTATTCGTCCAAGCAGTGGCGGCTTAAGTGTTGGCAGCATGATGATGGGAGCTGGAGCAATGTACTTGCTTACTCGACCTAGTCACAGCACGGGTCCTATTTCTAAAGAGTGTTATTGCGATGACAAAGGTGTCCCGCGCAACTGTCCTCCAGACGTTCAGTGTAAGGCTAAGTAATGGCTAGCCGCGAAGAACAAATCATAAAAGAAATTGGGTATCTTCGCGGCGAACTGGAGATCATCCAGAACGCTGCAAAGGATGCTGAAAACAAAGCTCTGATAGGTAAATGTTTCGTCTTTGAGAACTCTTACGGTGGCGGAGAGAAGTGGAATAGTTATCGACGTGTCAATGGAGTAGAGAACGGAAGACTTCTAACAACTTCTTTTCAAGTTTGCTCCCTTGGCTGGTTCGATTTTAAACCCAATGAATCTGTTATCAGTGTCCTCGGAAAGGAAATTCCAAGAGATAAATTCAACAGAGCCTTTGATAACTTTTACTCCGCTCTTGAGAGCCGTATGGAAAATCCTTTCCTTAAGAGAAAGAAGAAATCCCAATGATGCGATTAGGTGCTGAAATTCCACTGGAAGATTTTAACAGAGTACTAGCAGCCCTTCGCAGCGGCAAATATCCCCAGGCGAGAGCACAGTTACAAAGCATATCCGGCTTCTGCTGTTTGGGAGTTATGTGCGACGTGGTAACACCCGACTACAAGAAAGACGCGATGGGATTTCTTATGGGGATTATGCCTCATCCAGAAAATGGGGCCAAGGATTGGGTCTTCAATCTTCAAGGAGACATTGCTAGAAGAACGGGTAAGTCTCTTTTCTCTTTAAATGATAATCACGGTTGGTCTTTCAACAGGATCGCGGATTTCCTTGAAGATACTTACAGGCCAACTTTGGTGCCGTCATGAAGTCCCTACTCCTAGCAAGCATTCTTGCAATGGCATCTACAAGCATGGTCCCACTCGGGACCAGTTATCGAGGCAGAAATAGAGAGCCGAGAAACAAGTACGGCCTAACTCCGGAGCAGTCGATGAAGATGAAAGACATGTCTCCTAAAGATAAGAAAAGATACTTAAAGGAAATAGGTAAAGTAAAATGAACCGTAGAGAAGAACTACTAGCAGAGAAAGAGCGCATCGAAAAAGAATTAAAGGACATTGACTTTATCGAATTTGATATGGAGATGCAAGTATACGTTGGCAAGTGTTACATCATTACCAGTGAAGTGAGACGTAGAAGCTTCTTCAAAGATGATACATCTTTCCAGCAAACTATTTACCTAAGAATTAAAGAAGTCACTCACGGTAAATTTATCGCGCAACAATTCTTTGAGAGTAATCCCAACCTTTACGTTGTAGCAGCACGTGCCCAGTACGATAGCATACCAGAAGGTGCAGAAGAAATTTCCTTAGAAGTTTACGAAGGAAATCGCAACAGAATTTTGGCCACTATTGAAGAGTCTTTGACCTTCACTGTGCCACAAGGAGGAACCTAATGTCAGAAGAACCAAGCAAGTTCACTGTTGGACATTTCATTACTAAGTTTGAAGCCATTCCCGAAGAGAAGTGGGCCACTGGCGACTACGTTAATTACGTAGACCCTACTTGCAGGTGCGCACTAGGCCACTGTGGTTGGGGTTCTGATACTTCAAACTTCGTCACCACCGCAGAAGGAGATACTCTCAATAAAATTCTTCCTCGAACTAGGAATTTATTTGCTGCTGCGGCTATCAATGATGGGAAAAATCCATTGTATCAACAGTCTACACCGAAGCAAAGAATCCTTGCGGCTCTTAGAGACGTTCAAGAGAAGGAGATCAACCATGCGGCTCTTCCAATTTAAATGGGAACTTGGCCGGGCAAACACTGGATACTCCAAACTTCTTTTGTACCAGTCCGACAGGTTTAAGTTTGATATTTATTTGTTGAAGTATCCTACTGGTTCTTCACTGGACTGGCACACAGACCCTTGCACTCTTGAGGGATACAACCACTGGCGCTTTAACTTTACGTTGAAGAGAGCCAAGGCTGGAGGAGTTTGCCAAACAATTTACCCGCCTACTTGGAGTGGTTGGAGATGTTACTTCTTCCGGCCTGATGAGAACATGCACCGGGTGACAAAGATTGAAGCTGGGACCAGGTACGTTCTTAGCTTCGGTTTCTTAAGGAAAGCAAATGGATAAAGATCCAACAGTCATAGCGAAAGTAGTTGAAGAAGTGGTAGCAGGTATAGAATGCACATGCGAAGAAGATTACAATAATTGTTTTTACAACATGTCTCTCTATGGCCAAGTGGAAGAAGTCTCTAAGAAAATAGCTGAGAGACTACTAAAGCATCCAAGTACACATCCAGAGGTAGTTAAATGACAAAACATAAAATGATTCTAACTCACTGGTACGACACTGATGTGGGGCCTTCTTCACATGTAATGGAAGACGGAGAACTTACTGAGGCGCAAGGTGAAGACGTAGTCCACACCAACTGCATGGAGATTTACAATCTTCATACGGGACAAACTTGGAACCTAAACTTCTTGGATAAACCAAACAAGTGGATAATGCTTGAATGTCGCGAGCCAGTACATAGGGAAGAAGATATTTGCGACGGCATTAACGAAGACCAAGGAAGACCTATTTGCGTGATACTCGATAGGTGGGAAGAGGAAACAAATGATTGATAAATACGGACTTTACGTTCAAGCAAATGGCGGCAACGGGGACTCTGCACATCGCACGGGTCTCGTCCTAGGAATTTCCTGTCTACTTGCCTACGATGCCATGTTGAAGAAAGATCTTTTGGCTGCTTTAAATAATAGAACCACTGCGATGATCACGCACAATACTATCAGGACACATCTTGATCTAGGTAAGGGTGTTTACATCAGACATCCTAGTGATTACGAAGGTGACTGGTCGAACAAGCCGAGTAACTTTAGCCGAGACCAAGCAAGTAGAATTATTTTCGGCTGTGCTTGTTTCTGTAAGAAGGAAGAAATTAAGTCTTGGCTTTGGGCGATGGCCAAGCGCGGGTTCTTTCATCAGAACTATAAAGATCCAACTACAAACAAAACTAAGATTCCTGACATCATGGCTCCCGGTGAATGGCGTAACGTTATTCGCGGCATGAGTCTTTGGTGGGCCTACCCAATTCTAGTGTTGCTAGATTTCCTCTTCATCGCGGACATCTATCTTCGCAAGCCTTGGGATGGGGCAAGTCTTTACGTGCCCGATCTTAAGTTTGCTTTACTTAAATATTGGACTCCAACTGCGTGGCTCGCTAACAAGCTTAACGACGACACGACTTGGTTAGAGGAAGCACTCAACAATCACAGTCTAAAAGAAAACGGATGCGTAGAATTAATTCCGTTGTTTGAAAAACTTGCGAGGATTAAATGACACATCTTGCTTACATCCTAGTGATATTAGGGATCGTAGCTGTTGCTACCGCAGTGTCTAGGAATCCCGATCAAAACATCACTAAGGTTCCGGTAGAAATTATTTCTAAAGGAGAACCCTTTCCTATTTCCCAGTATGAATGGTTTGTGTGCAGACCAGTAGCGGAGGTCAAATGATCTTCGCTAAATTCGTCTGTGCAATTTGTGCTGTGTTCTTCTTCATCGGCCTATTGGATCTTTATCCAAAGTGGAAACAGGGACAGTGCCCAACTAGTTTCTTGTGGTCGATGATTGTTTTAATAGTCATGTGCGTAGCAGGGATATTTGCATGAAGCCGCAGATATTTCTCAACCTTTTAAATTCAGATCTTCGTCGCCCTCGCGGTGACGGCCTAACTACCAAGCTAGCGGATCTTGCCAAGGAGCTTAAGTACAAGTTCGTGGTGGGTAAGCAGCAGCTCCCGCACACACAAAACGTGGACCGCATCAACGGCAGCTCTTCTAATTTAGAAGGAATGCACTGCGGATTTATCTGGGATCATTTTGCTGTTCACATCGCTTGTTCCGAAATGGACAGGGCTTACGATAAGTTAAATAAGGAAAATGAAAAGCTCAAAGAGAACTACAAGAATATGCGAGCTTCTAAGATAGAGTGGGTAAACAGGTGTGGTGATAAAGACGATGAGATCCAAAGAATCACTGACCTACTGAACAAAGCCAACGAAGAAATTAAAAAATTAAAAGAGGGAGAGAATCCAGATGCCTGAAGACAAACAAAAGAGAAAGAGACACGTTAGATTTTATTTGTTCAATTCTAAAAGAGAGTTGCAGGCAATTGAGACTTTTATCTCTCCTCCAATCACAGACAAAGAGTTCAGACAGAAACTTAAAACTCGCTCCGCCCTTATTGCTGAAGAGAACTGGGGATACGAGGTGGTAAAGTGAGTATCATAGTTGTATACGGTCCGCCGGGAACTAGGACTGATCTAAAAGAGAAGCTTCGTTCCCACTTTAAACTTCAGCACGTGATCGACGGCTGGGACGGTAAAGACCTTAAGGCACTTCGTTCCAACTCCTTGGTGTTGTGCGAAGGTGTTGCGATTGAAAACCACTACAGCGCCAAGATAACAAAGATGATGGACATCTCCTACGCTCGCTATCTCCTAGCACGAGAGGCTGGCAAAGGAACTCGTGGCCACATTAAGAAGCGCGTGAAGAGAACTCACACGGTGCAAGTATGAGAGAAAAACAGTGGATAGATACCGTTGTTAAATCAGGTGACCACGGATGCTTCACAGACTTCTGGACGTATGAGTGTTTGATGGCCTTGGCAAAGTTAGCTCAGGTGCAAGCTGAGTACATTGCTGAAGCCAGGGACAATCTTGGTGACAGTCACTTCTTCGGTGGAGAGGAACTCTTCCAGAAGACAGTGGAAGCGACTAAAGAGTTCGACAAAGAGGTAGAGTCATGCTTGAAGAAACGCGCATTTTAAAAGAAGCCCTTAAGCAAGTAGAATCTTGGTCCTTCGCGACCGACGGAAGAAAGTTTAGGGGCAATCACAGATACGTACTCAAAGAAGTTATTAACATCGCGGCTAAGGCTCGCAAAGACATACAGAAACTGAAAGGAAAGAAATAACAATGGACCAACTAGGACTGGCAACAGCAATGGCGCAAGATCTCGGTATGCCTCTTTCTCACGCGAAGAGAGTTGTGCAATCGTTTGTAAAGATCTTCACAGAAACAATGGACAAAGGCGAGAGCTTAAAGATTTGTAAAATGGGAACCTTCAGCACACGCACATCAACCAACATTAAATTTCGCAATCCAAAGACGGGAGAGTACGGAGTTATTCCTTCTCGTACGTATTTGAAATTTACCGCTGCTGGTAAGTTTGCTAGACACCGCGACAACGGCAGAACAAAGAATCCGAAGGTGCCTGATGCTACTACTTAACGATAACATAATTAAAGCGGATATCTTTCCGGACAAGACCAGCCAAGTTTGGAAGATCCCAAATGAGTTCTTCATGAACGGCACCCCGGCTAAGGACAGGGTGGTTTGGAAGTTTGAAAGCGAAGCAGAGTTCATGCACCTTGCCCAGCTTAAAACTTTACTAGATCTTAGAAAGGTTTACGGAACTTCTACGGGCACGGTTTTATATCTTCCTTATTTGCCGTATGCTCGCCAAGATAAGATGCCGAGTAACGAAGCTACTTTTGCTTTAACTAGTTTCTCAATACTGTTGAACGCATTGGAGTTTGATTACGTTTCTATCTTTGACCCGCACAGCGATGTCGGCCTTTACACTATTCATAATGCTAAAGCCACGTGGCCAGCTAATGCTGTTGCAGAACTGTACACGGATTTGAATGTCCAGTTTGTTTGCTATCCGGATGCCGGGGCCATTGATAAATATTCTAAATTTATCCCGATGCCTTTCCTATCTGGAAGTAAGAAGCGCGATCAACTCACTGGTCACATTGATAAATATTACGTTTACGTGCCAGAGAATGTTAAGTCGGTTTTAGTTGTCGATGACATTTGTGATCGAGGAGGGACATTTATTCTCTTAGCAAAAGAATTATTGGCAAAAGGTGTAGAAGATATGTACTTGTACGTTTCTCACGGCCTATTTACTGGGGGCACTCAACTTCTTTTCGATGCTGGGTACAAGCGTATTTTTACCAAGGATGGGGAAGTGTTTGCGGACTCAAAGCAGTAAAGCTAGATTCCTTATCAAAGTGTCTTTCTCCTTAAAGGGATGTTGGAAATGGACGGGCGGAAAGTACCGAAACGGGTACGGGCAATTTGCCTACAATAAAAGTAGGAAGATAACGGCCCACCGATACAGTTACGAACTTTTCAATGGGCCTCTTAAGAAAGGATTGGTTGTAGCTCACAGATGTGACGTTAGAGATTGCGTAAATCCGGACCACTTATTCCTGGCGACCACAGCGGAGAATCTCCAAGATATGTGGGATAAAGGCAGAGGAAATCCAGGACGTATGCCGGGAGAATCTAATGGAAGATCTAAGCTCACTCAGAAGACAGTAGATAGGATGCGAAAAGAGTACGACAGGGGAGGACACACTTACGCCTCTATCGGAAGAAAATTTAAAATAAGTGAAACCCAATCCACAAGAATAATTAAAAGATCTTGTTGGATAAAATAGGAGCAACCATGATTCCAGCAATCTTACTTAAAGACTTTTATAAAACTGGCCATCCATTCCAGTATCCAGAGAACACTACAAAAGTTTACTCAAACTTCACTGCACGTATTTCTCGTCTTCCGGGAATTAACTCAGTTGTTGTTTTCGGTATCCAAGCTTTCGTAGATGATTTCTTGATCCGCAGATTCAACTTATCTTTCTTCCAACAGCCGAAAGAAAAAGTGATCGCCCAGTACAAGCGCCGCATGGACACATCTCTTGGGCCCGATGCTATTCCAGTTCATCACTTGGAAGCTCTCCACGATCTTGGCTACTTGCCAATTCACGTGAAAGCACTTCCGGAAGGAACGGTTTGTCCGCTTCGTATTCCACTTCTTACTATCACCAACACGCACCCGAAATTCGGCTGGCTTACAAACTCTCTTGAGACTTTGCTTTCAAACGAGATTTGGCACCCGATCACTTCGGCTACGATTGCTTTGGAATACCGTAAGATCTTGGAGAAGTACGCTGCTGAAACGTCTTCAGTTCCAAGCTTCGTAAAATGGCAAGGACACGATTTCTCAATGCGCGGTCAAACATGTGTGCCAGCTTCTCTTGCGAGCGGCGGCTCCCATCTTACGAGCTTCACAGGCACTGATACAATCGCAGCAATTGATTGGTTGGAACATTTCTACGGGGCCAACGCTGACACTGAAATGATCGGCGGATCTATCCCGGCTACGGAGCACGCAGTGGCTTGCCTAAGCATCGCAGCAGAAGAAGGCAAGTTGATAGAGGCCAATCCAAACATGGCCAACGATCCGGACTTAAAACTTCTTGCAGAGGTGAGAGTGCTAGAGCGCCTGCTTAATAAAGTTTATCCAAAAGGTGCATTCAGTTACGTGTCGGATACTTTCGACTTCTTCAAGATGATCACTCGGGGCCTACCGATGCTTAAAAACTTCATCATGGTTCGTGAAGGCAAACTAGTTATTCGCCCAGACTCTGGTGACCCAGAGACAATCCTTTGCGGTGACGTTAGTGCGGAACCTGGATCTCCGGAGAACAAAGGTGCAGTACGTATCCTTTGGGAAATCTTCGGCGGCACAGTGAACGACAAAACTTATAAGGAACTAGACTCCCACATTGGCTTGATCTACGGAGATAGTATCACACTTGAACGTTGTGAATCTATTTGCCGCAGACTTCAATCAATGGGCTTTGCTTCTACTAACGTTGTGTTCGGCATCGGCAGCTACACGTACCAATACGTGACTCGCGACACACTAGGTTTTGCCATGAAAGCAACTTACGGAGTGATCGAAGGTGAAGCAAAAGAGATCTTCAAAGATCCAGTAACCGATGGAGGAGTGAAGAAGTCTGCTAAAGGATTGTTGCGCGTCAATGAAGACTTAACTCTTTCTGAATGCGTGACAGAAGAAGAAGAGAAGACTGGTATGTTGCAAACCATTTTCAAAGATGGGCACGCTTACAACAAAACTACACTGGCAGATATTCGTGGAAAGATTGACTCTCTTTTCGTGAGTAGCGATGCCCGTTAACAGACACAAGCTGCGTGGCGGATTTCACTTCCGCCACTTCGGCAAGAGTTATTCCACTTCAAAAGGGCCGGGACTTTATTTTACAAACGTCTGCTGGGACAATCACGATAAGATACGGTTGTCCGACAAAGATGTTATTAAGCTAAGGGACTGGCTTTCTGTTTATATCAACGAGCAAATTTTAAAAACAATTCCTGCATCCATTCCTGAGATGAAGGCGCAAGCTAGGGCCATCGAAAGAGGGCTTAAGAAATTAGAGGCCGAGTGTGGCGACTTTTAAAACTCCTCCACGTAGGGTGTCGAAAGAAGAATGGGAGAAGGAGAGCCGCGAATTCCAAATGCCAGATTATTATGAACTGGAAGAAAAGTGGGCCGCTTCTGTCGGGCAAGAGGAAGCTAGGATTAGAGTTAAAGAACTCAATCTTTTTCTTTGCTACAGTACACAGCACAGTAAGCTCTTAGAGAATTTTACTGAAGAGGAAATTGCCAAAGGAAAACAAGTTCTCGAAATGTACAAGAAAGTGATTCCCGCTCCACCTCCTGATGGCAAGGTCAAATGGTGGGGATTAGAAAACATCGACTTCTCAAAACTGGAAAAGAATACTGTGAAAAACTATTGTGTTAACTGTGGCTCTACCGCTGTAAAAATTCTAAAGAAACTTGTTTCAAAGCGCCCCAACGGAGAGCGTATGGAGCAGATGAAGTGTAAAGAATGCAAGTGTGTTTGGGAGGAGTAGACAGTCCTTTGTGTAGATAGTATTTTCCGGCTCAAATTGTTCCACGTGGAAATTACTTCCACAGAATAAACTAGACTAGATCGGGGAATACTATGGATGAATCATCTACAACCGTTACTAAAGAAGATCTTTCTTTTGAGCTAAAGAAGTTCTTACTAGAAACTATCAAAGAAGCAAAAGTCTTTGTGGTTAAAGAAGCTCCGGATGTGGTGAAGGAAATCCTAGAAGGAAAATTCTTTGAAGCTGCCTTCACCCTTTTCTATTATTTTGCTTTCATGGGTTTGCTTACTGCTTTCTCTCTTCTTTGCAACTACCATTCTGGTCCAATTGTTCTTGAGCGTGACGGTTCCTATTATCAATCTGTAGAGAAGTTCTTCAATGCTTGGTGGTACGCACGTAACTGCGGAATGATCGCTATGGGCATTGGCACACTCGTCGGTATCTTCCTGGTGCCGAGTAACATCATCTTGATGTATCAAATTAAAAAGACTCCTAAAGCTTATCTAATGGAAATTTTGAGAAGGCCTTAACATGCTTTGGTCTTTATTTATTATTTCACTATCAAGTTTCATGCTGGGATTCTTCTGCGGGAGATTATCTAAATCAGTTGAAAAGATATTTGATCCCGGCGGAGTGGTTCCTCCGCAACCTCCGGATGAGTTGGCCAATCGCCGATTAAAAAGATTCTACGAAAGAGAAGACGATGGCCGCTCGTGAAGACGGCCAAGCGTGGGACCCAAATAAGTTAAAGGGTCCTGCTACAAAGAAGCAATTAGAAACCTTAGACAAGCTGGAAGTAAAGTATCGTCTTCCTATTACTAAACGTTGGGCGAGTATTCTCATCACCAGGAAAATCGAATGGGTGAAAGAAAGAATTCGCGAACGTAAAGTAGTTCAGAAATATCGGGCGCACCAAATCAGAAGATTCCTTGGTCCGATAGAAGACCACGTAGACATGCCTGCCAGCTATTACAATGATTGGGATTAATATGCCAGAAGTTATTAACACTAAGAAAGCAAAGAAAATAGAAGCTATCAAAGCCTTCTTGCTTCCTGCTTACGAATTTAGATTAGATTATTTAGAAAAAGAACAAGAGAAACTTCGCAAAGAGTTACAACTTAACACTGTTGAAATAGACAGAGTTAAAGGCCTTTACGAGAACGTGAGCCACAACCTTGGAAGAGCTACGGCGGAAGACTTAGAAGGGGTGATGTTTGTATTCACTGGGAGTACAACTCCGTGAGCCAACATCCTAGAATTAAACAGCTCGGACTTAAAGTTAGTAACCACGGCATTGCTGCGCTAGAGATTGATTTGTTTGTAGTCGATGCCGATGTGTTGGAAGCTAAGTTAGAAAAGTTCTTCGACCGCAGAGAAGTAGAACTAGTTGAAGTGATAGAAGAGTGGCTGCGCACTTGGATGAATGTCACTGGCACCACTCCTGAAGACGCAGCCAATTATCATCGCCGGGCATTTGGTGTAGATGCCAACATGAGATACAGCCTGGCTAGATTATTGATCAAACACTTTGCCGCTTCTGAAATACAGCAGGCTAGGCTATTTGAATTGCATTGTGAAGTTAAAGATATTCTGCGGGACACTTGGCAATCTCTCTCCCAATCCAATGCGGAGATTGACAGGAGATTCAAATGTATCGAGGAAGGTAAAGAGTGGAGACCCTGGGCGGGAAAAAATGAAAACAATCTATAAGTACGAAGTACATCCTGGAGAGTTTTCCCTAAATCTTCCTGAAGGAGCTATATTCCTTCACTGCGCGGAACAGGGAAACACAAGTCAAGCATGGTTTGAAGTGGATGATCTCTCTTACGCTGGCACCACCCGATATTTTGAATCTGTGGCTACGGGCGGGAGAGTGCCGGAGGGGAGCGAGTACCTTGGCACGTTTACTAGACACGGCGGAGAGTTCGTATGGCACCTGTACGACTTAAAATAAAGGAATGGTAATGGATGATTTTACTACTTCTAAAATATTGGATGATCCAGACTACCAGCCGTACTGCCTTCGTTGCAGTACTATGCGACGGATGATAAGGAATGGATTAACTTTCACCTGCGCTAATGAGCATTGCGATAATAAATTTACGGTTGAAGCAACCTTTAAAAAGAATTGGGGAAATAAAATGAGCAGAGAATTTTGGAGAGGTGTGATTATCTTAGGGGCTATTGTCCTAGTGATATTCTTCATCATGGGAATGGTAGACATCGTGGAAGATTGCAGTAAGCAGAAAGGTGTCCTCTTAAAAAATTACGCTGGGATGCCTGTTTGTGTTGAAAAGGGAATGCACTAATGCGGGAATACTTTGAGTGCGATAATTGCCACGAGCCAGTGGCCGAAGATCCAGGTTCTACTTGTGAGAGTTGTGAAAGAGAAAAATACAACCCTACAATAAAACCCGTTGTGGATGTTATCGGGCCCGATGGCACCGCTTATCATATTAAACACGCCAGTGGTCCCGACTCTCCTATAATGGGTAAGTCCATTGTTGAATCTGTTTGCCAAAGATCCGGCCCATTCTTAGCTCCCCGCTTTGCAAGAGGGCGCATCACTGCTTCAAGTAACGTTATGTTTGAAGGAGGGGAGATGCCCAAGTGGGAGAAGACTGAAGTAACGGAATATAAAGTTTCTCCGGAGGATTATAAAGAACCTCTGTCGGTGCAGTTGAAGAAGCTCTTAGACGGTCACATGTTCCCTGTGAAAGAATATCAAAAGAAGATCTTAGAAGGCATCACTGCATCTGATGCGAAGGAAATAAAATTGTTTCCCCGTGGCCAAGGCAAAACTTGGAGTCGTAACAAAACTCTTAATATGGAAATAGCTTCCTTCATTGAAGATGAAGTTACTTTCTTTAAAGAGGAAATGATCTTCGGCGAATCTTCTCGCGACAAAGCAATACGGGAAGAAGTAGAAGCTCGGATCAAAGAAGAAGTGACTAGAATAGAAGAGTCAATAACTGCTATTTTAGTGGCAAGATTTGACGATGCTATGTACGACCACTGTAAGTTCGTAGCAAAAGAAATAACAACTGAAATAACAAAGCCTAGAGGCGTATTAATTCCTGATGGGAGTGTCACATGAAAATAATTTTATTACTGGTGTTGCTGCTAGCCACCGGATGCGTGAAGGCTGTAACTGAAGAAGAGATTGTAAAAGAATCTAAGATAACTAATGTAGTGGCCGCGCAGAAACTACCTTCTCAGATGTGTCGGGAGATAGCAGAGTTTGCGAAGGAACGCCGGAAGAAAATGGAAGAAGAGAATTTAAAAGCTCTGGAGAAAACGGTAAAGGAATGTAAGAAGGCTTGGGAGATTACTCCTAAGAAAGCACAGAAGTTTCTTGCTACATGTCCTAACGTTGAAGTAACTAGGCAATTATTCAGCCACGGGCTTGCTTGGAGTAATTATGAAGAAACTAGTTGCGTTCAATACTTTCTAGACAGAGGGAATCTGGGCTACGACTCTTCGGGAAGAAGATTGTAGTATGATTCCGCCACTCAAAACAATACTCCTAGGCAAGGATGAATCAGCTCCCCTTCCGGAGCACATGGTTCAATTGATACCCTCTAAGATGTATGTCTTTCCTGAGGGGACCAGAGACAACCGCCCTAGTTTAGGGTTGATCATGTCTACAGGTAACGGCCAAGAAGTGGTGATCGCCCAACTGTCTGTAGGGATGCTGTTTAATAGTTTCAACGATACCACGAGAAACTTATTTGAGAAAGAGTGGGCGAGACTTAAGGGAGAAACCTTAGCTTCTTGCTCCAACTGTTTCGGAACAAAGAGAATTATTATTCAGGACGGAATCTATCCTTGTCCAGATTGTGTGAAAGTATGACAACGTTTCTTCTATTAGTGATTTTAAAAATAGTTCTATTCTGTGGTGGATGCTTCCTCCTGGTGTACTCAGGATTCCTAGCATCTCAACACAAAGACAAAAGATTCATGTTCGCAACTGTGGCGGGAATGCTTTGTCTCTGGGCCTGTGGATTCCTCAGCGAGGAAATTAGAAAAGCTTCTCATGCTTACATGGAAAACAAAGTCATGGAAGAACTAGAAAACACGCCCAAGAATAAAATGATCCCGTGTAAAGTTCCCGGCAAGAAAACTCTTCACGAGTGCATGGGACTTGATAGCTACAGCTTTCCGCCAGGAAGAAGTGGATGGGAATATTTTGGATCGGCAGAACACACCGGAGCTACAAGCCCCGAGTATTTAGGAAAGACGAAGGAGAAATAAATGGACCCAACTTACGATATGAACGTGATCAACAAGAATCCAATTTGGAAGAAAGCTTTTGAACTTTCTGAATTGAAGAACGACAACGCACCACTTGGCTGGAGCAACTACATGAAGGAAGCTGAAGAGGCTCTTAAGGCCGAAGAAGCTACCAATGAAAAATGATATTTATAAATTGGCCGAGGACCCGGAAAGAGACAGGGCTCTAGCAGTGTTCAGAAATAAATGCGCGGAAACTATGGGAGTTACTTTACAAGGTAACAGACTCACTCTTCGCAGTAAGCTGGATGGCAAAGATATTCAAATGCACGCTGTTATTATCTACGTGTACGATTTAAGTCCCAACCCTTACGAGGACAAAGAAAATTCAAACGGGATTTCGGATTCCCTTGAAGAAGATTAGGCAAATAAAAACCCGGCTAGGTTACAGCTAGCCGGGTAAAACAAGAAGCACGCCTCAGCAAAAGGTATATTCAGATTACCTATCGCGCCTTTAATTGCAAGAAATTGCGTATCGTTTAACGCGCTTTGCAATATCAGAAATATGATTCTTACTATAGCTTCCTTTGAGCACTGCCCAGTAGTTGCTTGATCCGGTCATCTTCCCGGTGCGAGCGATTTGCTTGCCCATGATCTTATTAGCGCACACCAAATTCTTAATAGGGTTGTACAGGTCATCAGGCTTTTCGAGGTCACAGCCGTAGTCTAATGACGAACCAATAGACATCTGACCTAGACCTTTTGAAACCACCATACCGTTGTCGTACTTAGCTGGACCCTTCATACAATAGCCATAAGGTTTAATGTAATTGCATCCGCTGCCGTATTTACATTCAGTCTTGCTGCACTCCCGGTAGGTCTCCTGCGGATCAAAACCAGACTCATAATACGTGATACCAACCCAAAGCTCTCCGATGGCTTTGATCTTTGATTCAGTATCTAGCTTCTTAAACTTAGGACAAAACGTTGTGATGTCTGAAGCCGCTTCGTACTTCGCAAGGTCGCGACGGATCTCCGCAACGAGAGCATCAGTCCACGGCGCACGTTCAGGATGGGAAGCGTCTGTGTGTTCCCAGTACAAAGCGATACGTGGATTAGTTGGCTCTTCAACTAAAGCAGGTGCCGCCACTTCAACCGGAGGCAACACTGCCGCGTCGTTCTTCTTAAGGTTGCCAGCACATCCGGCAAGTAAAAGGGTGATTAGTAAAAGGTTAAATATAGTCATCGCGCATCTCCACTACTATCAGTTTAATTGTTTTCTGTCCGTACTTCTTCATTTGAGTTTCTACTGTTCCGATAAACTCCGGCCACTGCGGCGGCACAACTGTTTGACATCCAAGAGAGCTTGGCTTGTCGTTGGCACCTTTGTGGTAGTTGATTCCAAAGAACCCTTTGAACTTGCCGATCAGTTTGTCCCGGAGAACAACTACTTCTTCTGCTTGTACTAGTGCCTTGTAGCGGAAGATACGTAGCTTGTTCAAACCATGGATACCAATCTTGTAGGTCCAAACACCTAGATCTAGTGTTGCGATCTTTTCGCGGTAAGCACCTGGGTCGGTGTTCACGTTGAATGATTCAAACAGGGAAGGGGAAAGAATAAATCCCGCATCATCGTACACGCCACGTTTGTTGTTCTTCTTATTGTAGAAGCCGCGAACGTTGATGATGCAAACTTCCTTCTCAATATTTATACCATTGTTTTGAGCAATGGTAAGAGCGGCTCCCAACGACATGTATGGACGATGCTTCGGCCACATTTGTTTCGGAGCTAGGAGGTTGACTACTTTTTCAACTAGGTTGTTTATCATCTGCCATTCCTTTATGCGTTCCACCAGTTAGGCCGTCGTTCTCCCAGATGTGACCGACTCGGTATTCATGTTGAAATGCCTTGCCTTGAGCTTCTAACATTTCAAGAGCTGTCTCTTCAGGGATATCAAATACCTTGTGGCCCATTTGTTTGTAGATTGCTTCTTCGTGCGGGTGATCGCCCGGAAGCTTCATGCAACAGTAGCTATAATTTCCCGGCATCGCTGCTTCTAGTCTCATGAATACTAATTTCATTTCTTTCTCTCCCTTTCATCTTTCGCATTTTTGCATTGAGTGATTAAGTAATTGCGTACCAACTTATAATCGTCCCACGAAAGGCAGTAGCCGCCGTGGAGTTTACCGTTGGATATAGGGAACGGATCTTCGTCTTCAAGAACCGCTACACATTTGTTCTCGTCGTAACGAACAATACGGAATGGGTTCACCACTCCGTGCTTTGTGTCTAGTTGGTTCAAAGTAACTTTAGGAAGATCAGCACATCCGAGGAAGCTAGTCGCCGTTAATACCGTTGCGACCAGCATTGCGAATCTCTTCAGGAGTGGATTCTGGATTCTTAATAACTGCTTCGACTTTTTCATCTGACGGCTTCCTCTCTTCTTTTGTTTCTACTGCGATAACTTCCCTGCGAATATATTTTCGGACAAACTCAAAGAGCTTCCCGGCAAGCCATTCGTAAAGCCACTTCAAGAAAATTGAAGTGGCCCCACCAGCCTGCACGATAGCGTCTACAACTGCGTTTTTAAATAGAGCAGAGTCGAGTATGTATTTGGCAAAACGTGCAAGCTGTAACTTCATACTACGCGCCGATGCCGTCGATAGCTTCGTCTAGTGCAGACACTAGTAACGGAGTTCCAACTGCTGCGATGTTGTCGTCGATTGTACCTGGGATAACCGAGCACAATAATTGAACCGCTAGTGGAAGCAATTCTTGGTTAACATCGTGAAGCGCAGCTTTACCATGTTTCAAGCCTAGCTCTTTCGCTTTAGCTTGTAGTGCGGATTTGATTTCTTCTGTTGTCATAGGTCCTCCTTGGACTTGGGTTGTTTAGTTTTCGTCAGTAACAATTTGTTCTAAAGCTGCTTCTAGTTTCTTTTGGATCTCTGGCGTCACCACTCTCATGCGAAGAGAGTTTTTATAGATGACTGTTTTGCCAGTTAAGTCGGTTTCGATTGTGAACTCTCCGATTACTACTTTCACGATGTCCCTCATTTCTCGGTATCCCTGTTTAACTTATTGATAACGTACTTGAAGATCGGCTCTCCAATAATCACTCCTGAGTTCTTCAGAAGTATGATTCCTTCACGCACACAAATTGCTGAAGAAATTCCGGTAACAGCGGGGACTAATCCTTTCCAAACAAATATCTCAACGAAGAAAAAGACGATGAGAATAAATAAGTAAAGGAACAACTTGGGAGCGAAGGCCATGAAACTTGTTATCGTAACTGGCTCCTTGTTTTTACTTGCGGCCCAGGCTCCTACGAATGCATTTGCCAGTACTAAAAGAATCACAACTAGTAGCACTGGGTGAATAGGAGTAATGACTACAATAATTCCCGAAGCTATTGGGATGCCCCATTTGTGGATAACGGCGGCAGCCCATTCTTTAATCCCCTGTAGCTCAGTCATTTGATAAAACTCTTGCACAAAATTTGTGCGTCGAGAGGACTCATGAAGTCCGGTTCTTTTGGAAGCTTGCAAGGCTTGTAGTCTCGAATAAATTTTGTCACCAGCTCTGAACAAATCTCTTTCTCCGATCCGTTAGTTACAAACTTCTGCAACTTCGGAAATAGGAAACCAAGGTATTGGCTTGAAGAGTATTCCTTACCCGCCGCGCCAGCCGTGTATCCAAGGAAAAAGTCTTCAGAGACGTTGGGGAAATCCACGTCGTATTGGTCCACGATGTAGTGAGTCTTAAGGTACTCGGCCAGGGGTACTGAGTGTACCCCTTTGCCAGTTGCGTGGAATACGCTTTCTTTGTAGATAAAGAAAACGTGGGAGAAATTAGTTCTTAACTTCTCCATGATTTTTCTAGACAACCAATCCGGTTTGATCTCTCGGGTGAAGGCAACTTGAAGTGTTAACATAGTTACCTCGGTCCTTTACAGTCGATGGCCATCGCTACATCATTAGCAGCTCCGGCAGCGGTTGTACAAGTGATCCCGGTTGTCGTTTGAGTTCTAGTTCCGAAGTAGCAAATGGAAGGCGAACCCACGTAATTCAAGAGCGAGTGAGTACATACGTAATTTGCACCAGTCCAAGTTCCAGTAGGGAAAGTGATCGTGTAGATACCCGCACTTGTTCTTCCCACTGTGAAAGGAGCTGAGTTATCCATAACTGTACAAGGATTTGTCGTACAGTTTGTTGGGTAAGCTCCACCAGTGATCAGACCAAATTCGTGCTTGTAAGCCGTAAAGGTATTTCCAGATGTAAAGCTTCCCGCCAACTGAAGGGCGTTATAAGTCTCAGTCCAAGGAATGCCGTTCTCAGTTAATGGTACTGAGAATTTCAAATTGATTGTATCTCCAGATCCGAACGAGTGTGGCGTAGTAACGTTTACTGACCCAGCCGCAGTATATGTTCCACCTGCACCCCATAAAATAGGTCGGAAACTGGTAGTAGTATTTAAGATCGGAACTGCTCCATAAGTATTTACGGCGGTATCAATTACCGAACCCGATGCACCCATAAATAACTGAGCGTCATTAGAGCCAGCGGTCATCCTAGAAGTGTCGAAAGCGATACCTGCCCAAAGTGTTAAAACCAAAGATACCGAAGGACTTGGAACTCCAGTAGTATTTACGTTAACATCAAAGAATGCATCTCCGCCTTGACGCTTCCATTTACAGGTTACGTTAGCATTAGTGGTCCATGTAGCAGTAATAGTACCTGGACAATTTCTCCAATCGAAGTTCCAGTTCTGCGCGGTCATCACATTTGAATAAGCTAGATTATTTGCAGGGAATCTGTAAACCTTCCAGGACATCATCGCGCCAGCATTGGTGTTGTCCACTGCGCAGCCCGTGGCCTGAGTATCCGCCGCTTGAAGTGTGAGTGTTAGATTGGATGATTGTTGTTGAGATACCGTTACTGCAAATTTTAATACGTTCGTCTCTAGGGCTGTTGCAACTTGACCAAAGATAACTTGAGGCTGCCAAGTGTTAGTCCCGTCGGAAAGTCTGAAGATACAAGTACCTGCTGCCTGAAGCCAGAAGCCTCCGGTAATCTCAACTTGGTAAACACCAGGACCAGGAGTAACTAAAGCAATTCTGTGATCATTGGTCGCTGTTGAAACAACTCTTCCTGTTACTGACCAAGCCAAACATCCGGAACCCGTGCCGAGAGCCACGAAGTTAGTTCCTCCAGAAGAAGTAGATTCAGCATAAGTACAAGACCCCGCACCAAATTGCTCCGCTCCTCCGAAGAATGAAGCGCCATCAGGGACCGTAGTCCCTTTGTACTCAACTAAGAACACTTCATCCATTGCGAATAAAGTAGTTGCCGCAACTGTGCGCTCCACAACAACGCGAGATCCGTTAGTTGTGTTACATGGGAAGTTAGGAATGACGGCAAAGTTAGTTGCTCCGGTGTTCACTCCAAGAGAATCGTAGGTAGCCGCCAATAAAACTTCCGAAGAAATTTTAGTACCGGAAGAATCCTCTACGTAAGATTTAAACGTGAAGTTATTAGCTCCAGAAAGAGTGGCGTATTGATACTGGAAGTACGCCATGCAGAACTTGCCTTTAAGATCATTCTGCGGAGTCGCAGCAAGTACTTTAATGTACTCACCGATTGCTCCAGACAACCAAGACAAAGAACCTTTTCCCTTGATTAAATCTGCACCGCTAGTCGCAACTGTAGGTGTCGCCAAACCACTGCTGAGGATTGAATTAACGTTGCGGTCGAACGTTTGATTCATCACGTAGTTGGTTGGTGCGACGATACCGTCAGCAGCTCCAGCTTGAATAACTTGAGTGCTTGCTTGTGAATATCCCGCTGAAGGGTAAGCCATCAAAGCAGCCATCGCTATGTAAAGGTACTGTTTGGTAGGGATTAGATTACGCCCCACTTTTAAAATAAATTTCTTCATCTTCTTCTCCTTAGTAGTTCATCATGATTAAGTTAGTGCCGTCGTATAGGAACGTTTGGTTCTGGAAGTTGCCAAGGATTCTGTCGAAGCCCTTGATTGGTCCAGATGCAGTTGTCCAACCCACTTGCAAAGTATCGTCTGTACAAACCAAAGTGATTCGGTTCCCAGCGACCAAGTTAGTAAGTGTGAACGGAGTCGCAGCATTTAAAATTGCAACACCTGAAGTTGCCTTCAGATGAATTTCGTAGTCTCCAGGAGTTGTCATACCTCCGATAGTTCCACCATTTGCCACTGTCACACCCGTAAGTCTTTTTCTGCGTGCATCGAAATGGGAACGAGTGATCAAGTCGTCAGCACTCGCGGAGCCAGAACTGTTCGGTAAAGTTGTTCCGCGAATAGATCCGTCAGCAGTACGGATTGGAACTGTGCTTGCTCCGGTAGCCGCGTTGTAGTCCAACGTTACTTCAGCACTTGCGCCATTCGTTGCGTAGATCTTGCTCGCCGCTGCTACTTTCAAAACACGATTAGATCCGTCAACGACAGTCCAATCCGAATTCGTTAAGCCAGCTCCTAGGCGATACGTTGTGATCGCAGCAATAGAATAAACCATAAGACCGTCGTAACGATCTCCGGATGCAATCGCATCACGTGCAGCATTGTTGGCAACGATAGTAGCTCCGGTGCCGCTTCCTCCACCACCAGACAATCCAACCGTGATTCCGTTTGAACGAATGAAAGTAAATACTTTCGTAGTGCTGGCTTTAATAACCGCAGAGAAACCTTCTTCGTAAACAATGCCCATAGGGAAAGTGATTGTGACATTAGTGATCGCAGTATTTTTCAACACGATACGAATGCGCTTACCATTTGCCACGTTAGAGAAGGTGTAGGTCTCATTGGCAGAAATATCTTTGTGAAGAATGTCTGCTATATCCCAATCAATATCTAAAGCCGCAACTGCTGCATCAATTTCATTGCGCAAGAAAGCCAATGTATAAAGTGCGGGATCTCCAGATCCGTCAGTTCCGTAGATTGAATCCGGAGTTGTGGTGATAGGTACGCCGCCTGCCGGAGCAATAGTTCCCGAGTCGATGTTGATAACGAACAACACCACGTCGACGACTCCGGTCCACATCGTTAGTTTCCAGAGATAGTCAGGTCCAGCTTCTTCGCTGTCATCAACCCACATTCCACCTGGATCAATTTCCGTTGGTCTTGTAGGTCCCTTCATCCCAGAAATCACAGCGTCTTTAAACGCCGTGAGGATTGTTACTAGTTCTTCCCCGTTTGTATTGAATGGATCTATTGTGTTCCATACGACTTGACTCATTGTTAATCTCGCTTTCTAGAATGAAGGTGATAAAGTGTTGTAGTAAATTGGAGCGAAGCCCAAGCCGCCGACAGTTCCGAAAAACTTACCGTTACTTGAGCAAATAGCGGCCATCGCGTTCGAGTCAACCGCCGACCAGTTGACCCCATCAGTAGAAATAATGGCCTGATCAATATCTGTGCTGGCCATGTACATCCCGCCTGTGTAAGCAATCCCGGTTACAGTAATTCCAACTGGAAGAGTCGCCCTAGCCGTCCACGTTTGGCCATCTGGAGAAGTTAAAAGCTTCTGTCCATTGGCTGCCACATCTCCAATAGTTATGAACAAGTTGTTGCAATAGCGAACCAGGGAATATTCAATCGTGGCTTCATTTGGAAGAGCGTAAGAAGTCCAGGTAGATCCCCCATTTGATGAAACCCAGGCGCTGTGATTTGGAGAAGCGCCGATCACTCCACCGACCGCGACCAATAAGCTGTTGCCGTAAGCAACTGATCTTAGTGGAACGTCGACAGTAGTTGCCGCGATGTATGTCCAAGATCCCGTGTAAACGCCGATGCGGGAAGCACCAGCCGAGGAAACAATCACGTAAGCAGAACCGTTGAAAGCAACGTCTCTCCAGTCCATGGCATTGTTCACACCAAGGTCACTAGTGGTCCAAGAAACTGTGTACTGCGCGTACAACAATCGGGCCGTTCCAGTGGGACGAACAAATACAGCACTAGTAGAAGCGCCTGCACCTCTGGCCCACGAGCCATTCCAATTTGCTCCCAAAGCTCCGGAACTTAAAAATGCTCCGTATTGAGTGATCAAAATTACGTGAGTTGCGGAACCAATATTTCCAACTGAGAAAAGAGTCTTGATAGAGGTAGCTGCTATCGCTGTGAGATCGGGAGCAGAAGCCAGGGCAATGGTTGGAACCAGTTTATTAATATTCAAAGACTTAGCAATCAACTCCGCCATAAGTCCCGTTGCTTCGTTGTATGTGATGCCAGTGTTTCCTTCGACCATTGTGATCCAACGGCTGTTAGAAACCTTGCGCATGATTTCAACTGACTTGCCCGGCTGCAAAGTAAAAGTTGGTTCACCATTCACAACCACACGATCATTGGCCGTGATGCTTACATCTTCAGAAACAAAGATGATGTTCTGAGTGGAGCCATTATAAATCACTGAGTTACGGCTGCGAGAATCATTAGAGATCCCGCGAATAGTCATCGCAGTAGTTCCAGTCACTTCAATGAAAGACTTCTGCATGTCCAACGCTGGCACATCAGTAACGCTGGCAAACGTTTGTGTTTGTCTTTCAAGTGCGTCGATTGATTCAACCACGTAAGAAGTTTTCTTTCCTTCGGCAATCATGAAAAGGTCTGCCAACACATTGGTGCCTTTTTTAATTGCCTGGAGAACTAGCTTTGCTCCACGCACCGTTGGTGTTGGATCTTCATCAGCGGTAACAGTTAAGCGCACACCAGTGAACTCGGTTCCAGCGTCGTCAGTGGAGTTGAAATCTTTGGTCCCTAGTTCGTCGCCACTGATCACTTTCCCTAACGACGCGATACGCTTTTTTCTAGAAACCGATTTCGGCCCAATCGCATCGGCGCTGCTTCTTTCGTTACGGATACCAGTAGTTGAAACAATGTGAAGAGCTGCACTTGGTGCAGTTGTTCCAAGGCCTAGGCGGCCTTCCATGAAGCGAGCAAACTCGCTGATGCTTCCTTGTCCTTGAAGTGTTCCTTCAACGACAAAGTACCCACCGTTAGCCGAACCAGTTTGATCTTGTGAAGCCACCCATTTAATACGGGCAACACTTTGAGTTGTGCCACCAGTAACAACCGCTTTGAATTCAATTTGACCGATCACGTCTCCGCTCAACACTCGACCTGAGTCAGCTACTCTCTTCTTAAGGAAAGAAAGAATTGGCGCATTGGTGTCAGCAGAGATCTTTGTGATCTCAAACGAATCACTAGAACCAGTGATCGCAACTGAGTTGGTAGCTTTATTAACTGTGAAGATTAAGATGTCATCGGTGCCGTCGAACATCTTAAACATCAAAAGATTACTTCCAGATTCTTGGGAGTCGTCCACCCAAAATCCGCCAGTAGTAATTTCCGTCGGACGTGTAGGACCTTTACATCCTGACATCAGAGCGTCTTTGAAATCATTTAAGATCCCGGCTAAATCCGTGCCCCCGACAATCGCGGGGTCAATGTTATTAAATACGTCCTGACTCATAGTAGTTTCTCCCCTTTAAATGATTTCATTATTTTGTGCTCCATAACCTTTAACGAACATGTCGAATTGTCTTTCAACCGCAACGTCAGCAGCGTTGAAGAATTCGATACGAACTCCCGCAAGAGTTCTTTCTGAAAGCTCCCAGTAGTCTCCTGATTCCGCACCGTCGATAGAGACCTGGATGTTTGGATAAAGTCCCGGCCCTTTAAACGGCGGCGTAAACGGAAGATAAATTCCGCCAGCAGCCGGAGATGTCATGTCGTTGAAAGAGTCCAAGCGATCCGGCATGTCGACTTTGATAGTTCCGTCAAACACACGAGGTGTTACACTTGGTCTGTTACTAACTAGTTTCAAACGGAACTGGATCACGCGGCCAGTGATGTCTCCCATGGTGAAAGGACGCCATTCAGAGAAGAATGCATCAACACCTTCATTGAGTGGATCAATGTCTTCAAGATGAACCCAGTCTTCCATAACGTTTCTTGTATTTGAAACTCGATACTCAGTGATCACGTCCCAGTCAGATACGGTAGCAGTTGCAAGAGCTTCAACAGCCCCAACCGGGTCCCAGTTCCCAACTAGATCTTCTTCCGTATAGCCAGCCGCTTGAATGTTTGACTGAACACGGGCCGTGTAGATATCACCAAGGTCAACCAACTCTTTGAAGTAGTAGTAGCCTTCAGAGTAATAAGATTGTTGATCAAGGGAAGTACCAACCGTTGCTTTCGCAAGCATGATACTGTTGCCGATTTTCACAACGCGATCTTTAGTTCCGTCAAATGCAGGTGTGTCGGAAACTTCATCAATGATGTTCAAAGCAAATAGATTTGGAATCGTCGTGATCGCAACTGCTGCAATCGCTGATTCGTTGTCGTTATAATCCACGGCCTTGATGTAGTAAGTTCCGGTACGGGCTTGGACCGAAGTGGTGTTTGTGTTCTTGTCCACTTTAACCAGGGGTGTAGAAGAGGACCAGCTTCCTCCGTTTGTGATCGGAGAGTAACGGATGAAGTATTCTCTCACGTCACAATCTGGAACTCTTACCCAACTAAGTTGGAGAACTTCGTTAGTGATGTTCGTAGAAAGATTTGCAACGTCAGAAGGTGGTGTGATCTTCTTCGGTGGAGTGGCCGATACAAACGACACCGCTGGAAGATCTAGTTTCAATCCTCCAGACGATACCGCCAGCACTTTGAAGTCGTGCTGTTTATCTAGATTGTTAATAGCAACAATATAAGTATAGAGAGAATCACGAGTAGTAGCTGCAATATTGTACCCATCACCCCAATTTACGTAGATTTCAAAATACTCGAAAGTTGATCCAGTTGGAGAATCCCAATCGAGAACGATGTAAGGCTCGTAACCGTTTCCTGTACAGTTGTAAGCGTTGTCAGTGACCTGAAGATTCTCCACTTCTCCAGGAGGCGTGTATTGTGATTGCACTGGAGCTAGTTGTGGGTCGTATGCCGGGATGCCTGCTCCAGTTTCTGAATCGTGAACGGCATCTGCTTTCTCAACCAACGTGAGAGTTGCCGAGAAATCATCTTTAGGATTTATAGCCTTAACGATGCAATCAATCACAACTTGGTCAGTGGCTCCGATAACAATTAGATCTCCTTCTTCAGGGAGGTCGCCATCTAATTCAAAAGATCTCGCGTTCACCGGATCGGCAACGCCAGAGAAGATCTCTCCAGTTGTACCGGAACGGAAAACATATCCCCAAGTTGGAGTTGGTAAATTGTCATAAGCATCGTCCAATGTAACGACATTGCCGACGACTGTTTTAACACGTGAAGCTCTTCCTCCCGCACGCATAGAATCTTGCACCAACTGGACAAAGTCTCCGCGTGCGCACACTAAGTACTCGAAGTCCACGTCGATAGAAATTGTTTCCTGGCGAAGCTTAGCAGAGGCCAACATGTATCGGCCAAGGCGCCACGCCTGTTCAGAGTTGGTGATACCGAAAGTACTTACTTCCTCAATCTCTGTTGCAGTGGTTGCATCGTAGCCGTCAGCGTACGCACGAATATTTCCCATGTCCCAGTTGATGTTTGGATCTACGAACTGCATTTCCAAAGCATGTGGAGGACGAGGATAAGTACGTGTAGAACTGAAGTTACTTGAATTGCGCGGAGTAAATATTTGAACCGGAATAGTTTTTCTGCGGTCAATCAATACGCCATACTTGCCGTCGATCACGTTCATACTTGCATTGGAAACCGCAGTGACGCGATTCACTAGCTGCTGAAGTGTAGTGGCAAAGTCTAGAACGAAGTTACAAGTGAAGCGAGGCTCAATCCAAACTTGTGTTTCAATGGAAGGAGGGATCTCTTCGCAGTACTCCGCCCACTCAACGATTGAATCAAGGTGGAGACGAGACTTGTCCGCCGGGCGCTTGTTAATCTCACCAGTTAAAATGTCAGTGTATATCCACGCAGGATTGCTTGTCGGTGCTTTCACCCACGCGGTGCCGTTCCAAGTATCAAGTACGGAAGTCACACTTGCAGACAAGTTGGAAATAGTTCCGTTCAACTGATTCGTTGCACGGATTCTAAGTTCAAGGAATACGTGGCGCTTCTCGGTTAAGATAGGGATCGCATCGAAGCGAGTTTCCAAGCTGCTCCACACAACGTCGTCATTGATTTGATACGTGTAAGTAGAGTTAGAAGAAACCCTTGTCACACGCACTTTGTATTGGCCAGGATCAATCGGCCAGAACTTGAACACGGCATATACCGGATCAGTTCCTTGACCTTTTAAAACGGCTTTCTTAAGGGTAGCTACGCCACGATAAATCTGCTTAGAAGTTTCCCATTCAGTCGTGATGACTTCATCTGTAGGCCCTAGCTCTCCCATGAGGAAAGTATGGAAGTCCCTTCTGATAGCCACTTCGTAAGTTTTAGAGATTGGTTCTTGGAAGTGGTAGCGAGCGCGGTTGCCGGATAGTAAATCAAACGAAGCAACACGGCCCAGTACTTCACCCGCGCAACGAAGCACAGTGTTGTACTGAATGTTTGGATCGCGATTTAGAATAACCGATGTAGCACCTGCCGGAATACCATAGAAGAAGCCAACAAGGAAATGGAAGTTGGCCGTATCTGGGTCCCAGTTGAAACCTTGAGAACGGGGAGGGGCTTGTCGGATCAAGATCAAATCTTCGTATTGGAATCCAGCCGGGATGTCTGAGTAAAGTGTATCGCCACCAGTAGAACGGTAGTCGATGACTTGAGTGTACTCATTGTACGGATACCAATCTTCTGTTCCTACTTTTGCAAACTCAATATCAAACACGACCGAACGAGCAGATTGCTTGCCGTTAGATGCGTAGCCGATAAGTCCTTGTGGTGCATAAAGCATCAAAGAGATTTCGGTGGGGGCATTTGTCGGATTGATCGCGGAGTTACGAATAACTCTGTAGTCACCTTCCGGCGGTGTTGGAGTATCATTTTGATTCTTTACGAAAGTGAAGCTTACGTCTTCTGTGTTGCTATCACCTTTATAATATTTAAACTCTGGGAACGTTTGATCGTCCCAGGTTCCTTCAGAAATTGCTGGCTTATTGATGTCTACCAAACGGTAATCACAATCCGCAAAGTCGCCGATTGCGGTGTCACCGATTCTGATGTCGTCGATAAGTGCAGGACCCAAACCGAAGTCGTACACACAGTAAAGGAACTGAACTAGCTTGCCGTCAGCATCGGCCTCAAATTGAATGTAAGGATTCGCCGCAACGTTGGGGAACATTCTGTGGGTTCCGTAAACCTTTGGCACGAAGCTAAGCTTCGCAGTTTTATTAGACTGAGAAGAAAGAGTGTACATCTGCGAAGAGTTCTCCGCGTCGTTAACACCCGTCTTAAGATCAGCTGGTGGAATCAAAGCAGTGACTGCAAGAGATCCCAATACAGTAACAGCAGCAGTGGCCGCAGCGTAGCCTAGCCCTGCCGTGGCCCCTGATAAAGCTGCTCCAGCATAAGGAGCTGCGATCATAACGCCGATCAAAGCAATCGTGCGGAGAAGACCTTGTTGGTCACCTTTTAGTTCTGGGGCAATGACAACATTGTCACCGGAGTTTGTCTTAGTGATCTCCCACATTTCTTTCGGAACTAGATGACCGTTTACAACTGCGTAGAAATGTTCTTGAGGAGCTTCCTCGAAAGGAGTTCCAGACAAAGCCCTCTTAGCTGCTTCCAAAATATTCTCGCCGGGAACAATTTCTGTTTCCAGCGGCTTGTCTTCTCCTATAGATCTGAGGCGAATCTTAATCATTATTTTCTCTCAATCTGTAGTAACCAGAAACAACGTGTCTCCAGCGAGGATTAATTCTTTGTACGACCGAAGCTTGCGTCGTCACCAGTGTGTGAAGGATGAAACCGTTGCCCACGTAAACTGCGATGTGGCTTTCAAGTCCTTCGATCTTAATAAGGACGATGTCCCCGAACTCCGGAGTATCCACACGAACAAAGTCTCCCTTGGAGGTGTAAACCAAGTTCTGCATTTCAACTCTGTCACTCGGGGCCACGTCGTAATAACTTTTAAGTTCCTTCTTCAAAACATCTGCGTAGAACTTTTTAACCAGCTCGTAGCAGTTTAACTTCTTGTACGGGATTCCAACTAAGTGGGCGTAGTTGCGCTCCATTAGAAGAGTCCCGGAAATTTTGCCGGAGTGTACTTTTCGGAAGTAAGCTCTGTGTTTAAGAAACTATCTAAAGATAGAACTGCCGTGATTCTGTTTTTGTTGTAGTTGATGCTTCTAACAACTAGGTCTGGGATATCCATTTGCACTTCGTTAGGAAGCCTAGCCAAGATCACTTCAATCGTAGCCGGAATCTCATCAATCACGCTGCGAAGGAAGCCGATTATTTCAAGAGACGTATTATCCATAGTGATATTGGCTTCACGAGTTGTCTCGCCGTCATCAGGAGGAAGAACAATACTGAAAGGAAAAGCAGTGTACACATTTCCACGAGAAACGATATCAGAGCTGTTGTTCACTAGTCTAATTGGAGCTTCCCACGCCGGGTGATCTAACGTCAGAAGTGTAAGGACAACGTCTGAAGTTTCCTGGCGCATTAGTTGCTGCAATAAAGACAATGGAATTTGTGTAGGCATCGCTTCTCCTTTCTAAGGTAAGAATTCCCATTGCATTGAAACACGGAAGATCAATCCACCCATCGGCGCGTAACTAGGTGGTGCAGTGAAACGTGCGCTCACCATGTCTTGCGTGATTGGATGAACGAAATCGAAACGCTCTACTCCACCGCCTAGTGTGTTGCGGAAGAAAAGATCAAGCGTGTCGTATTCCGACATTGGCAAGTTAATAGAACAGTTCACCGGGACCACTGCATCAGTGTATCGGCGGCGAACTTTCTTTGGTCCGTAGTCCATGTCGGTGCGAATAGTTGTGTCAGTCGGCGACAGAACAAAGTCCGACTGATTCAAAAGTTGCTGAAGAGAAGTAGGCCAAGTTGCTGCCATTAGTTACCCTGCCTTCTGATATTGTAAGTATCTTTTAGAGGCTTATCGAATCGACCTTGAGCAAGACCTTTGCTCACGATGTTTTGCACCGTGATCTCTAAGTATCTTTCTCCGTTTGGTCCGGTTGATTCCATTTGAGAAGCTTCCACACCTGATGCGTTGTTGTTGATCGTTACATAAACCGGAGCAGTAGTTGCCTGCACTCCAAGTTCTCCGTTTGATCCGCGACGAAGAGGCATGATTGCTTCGGGGCCTGCTTCACCCATGAGGCCTGCACCTCCGCCACTCATTCCAAACATAGTTGGTGAACTTACTACGCCTCCGTTTGCGAATGCTGTTACACCGGACTTGTTGAACACTCCTCCGTTTGCATACCCGTTCGTCATGTAGCTCGCGCCACCGACACTGTTGCCGCTGGTTTGAACTCCACCACCTCCAGGACTTAATAGTCCCATCACGGATTCAATGATCGGCTTAGCGATAAGCATTTGGTAAGCGATGCGAGCAATTTGATTCACAACGGTTTTACCGAAGTCTTCCCAAGTTGCTTCACCAGTTGTAAGCCATCCGACTACTTCATCCTCAACAGAAGACAAAACAGTTTCAGAGATCTTAGCGATACCGTTTGCGTACGTGCCGATTGAATCGTAGTAACGTTGAACACCTAGTGTGAGAGATTGGATCGTGTTCAACTGGCCAGGGATCTTAGCAAGCTCTTCGTTGTATTCTTTCAGCGTGATCTTGCCAGATTGAAGTTTATCCCAAGCAGAGTTGGTGGCTAAACTATCAAGGGCCATGTTGTAGCCCTCTAATGAAGTTGCTCCGGTAGCGAACTCCCTATTCAAATTAGCGGTGCTCAACTGGCGCAACTTCTCATTGAATGATGCTAGATCATCCTTCCCTTTAGCGAAATCGTAAGTGGCCATTCTACGGCCAACTTTGTCTTGTTGTTCGTAGTATTCAGCCGCAGAGATTCTAAGGTTGATGTATTCTTTATTTAATTCGGCCAACATCTCCTTAGGTTTCTGCTCTACTCCCATGCTAGTTCCGTTCATGTTGTTGATGTCTTTCATCAAGGAAGCAAAACGATCCGCAAAGGAAACAGTTGTCTTCTCTGCTTTCTTAAAAGACTCCGCTGCACGTTTGTTTAAGTCGTCGATTGCAGCGCGACCTTCTTTAGCATTCTGTGCGATGTATGCTTGAACGTTCTTCACTGCATCAGGTCCCGCAAGTTTAGCTAAGAACAAACGAAGTGGGTCCATGAAGTTTTCAGAGATTGATCTTCCTACTTCCATGAACGTAGCTCCGAGAGCTAAGACTTCCCCTTTTAGTAGATCAAAGTGGTCGTACACGTACACGGCAAGAACTGCCAAGGCGGTAAGGGCAAGCATCAAAGGATTTGCTTTCGCAAAGGTCCAAATAGCTTTACCAAATTTTTCTAAAGATCCAAGTAACGCCGGGAGTTTAGCTAGGCCAACTACCGCAGCGATTGCGCCTAGGTACTTAAGAGAATCGGCAAGGAAGAAAATCCCTTTGGCGATTCCCACACCCAGTCCAAGTTTTTCATTTAGTTTATCTACGACGACAAGTAATCCATTGAACGCAATCGTTACCGACTGGCCAATTGTAAGTCGCATTTTGTTAGACTTGTCTTCGATGTCTACCATACTCTTCGCAAGTGCTTTCAACACTTGATCATTAGTAAGTTTACCTTGCTTCGCTAAAGCACGAAGTGCCCCAACGTTGCCGTTAGTGATTTGTTTGGCCAATGCTTGACCCAAGTAAAGATTTTGTTCTAGTACGGAGTTGAACTCCTCACCGCGTAACACACCAGATGCCAAACCTTGTGACAACTGGATCGAAGAAGCCGCAGCTTCTTTCGCACTAGATCCGGAGATCAAGAAAGTTTTCTGTAAGGCTTCAGTAACCATTAAAAGAGATTGAGTTGAAAGCCCTGTTGACTGAGTTGCCATCGCCATACGAGTGAACGAAGCAGCGAAGTCATCAATGCTCACGCGAGATCTATTTGCAGCCTCTACGATTTGGTTGAAGGTGTCGTCTACGTTGTCGCCTTCCTTCGTAACGTTTCCTAGTCTGTCACGAAGCTGTTGCATGGAATCAATCATACCAGTTACTTCGGCGATTCCCATGCCGAATACAGACGCAGCAAAAACTGTTTGAAACACTTGTCCAAACTTCTTAAGAGAGTTGGCAGTAGCAGCGGTGTTCTTATTCAGAATCCCCATCTGCTTGGCTAAGGCATTAATCTCCTTAGCCCCGTCGCTTGTTGCCCTTACGATGATTGTTTTTGTTTGCGTTGTGTTTCCCGGAGGCATCTTCTACCTTCCTTTCTGGTTCTTTTTTACTTGCTTCAAAATCTAAAAGTGCGTTGTCCATTCTTCTAGTGAGATACAAAAAATCCTCAAACGTCCCAATCCTTCGATACTTCCAGTATTCTAAGATCGCGGTGAATGGGATGGGGGCCAAGCCCCCTCCTACATTCCTGCAAGTCCCCATCTCCCTAAACATGTCGACGTAATATCTAAATCCGTCTAATGGTGGCTCGTAGTCTTCTTCCTTTAAGATCTTCTTTTCGATCAGTGTTTGGAAGATTCCAGAGCTTAGTTCCTTGTTCCACTTGTAGGCCCAGGTAATGTATCTCTCTAAGAGTTTCCCAGTTCTTCCTTCACGTCGTCCTTGTAGTTGTTTGCATCAGAAGAATATTCTTCTAGCGTGCGGAACAACTCAGGAAGTTCCAAAAGTAACTCGATACAATTTTCTTTAGAGAACGGAATAAGATTTCCTTCAGCGTCAGTCACACCTTCCCAACCGATCACACACGCATGTACGAAAGTGGTTACAGAAATCTCGGTGCGCTTCTTAGCCGATAGTTGGTTCGATTGGATTTGTCTTACGTACGGCTTTAGGTACTTAAGAGTTGCTGCTTGAACCTTTTCAGAGTCAGCAGAGAAACGAGCGATGAGGAATTTAACTCCCTCTTCTACTTGAAAAAATACACCTTGTTCTTCTAGTGCAGAGTTCGTTTTAAAATTCTTGTGCAGGTTCGATTTCATAATCCCTCCAAGGGAAGTTAAACTGGAGCCTCTTGCGAGGCCCCGAATATCCGGCGTTATTGCCGGACCTAAAATTAATTAAACTGTAAGACGGTAGATCGTTAATGCGCTTTCGCCGTTTGGACCAACCTTAGCAACACCTTCAAGTTCCAAAGAAACCTGTTGGTTTTGTCCAGCAGATGCAGGGTCATCGAAGCTTGCTTGTAAAGCTGGGATGTAGAACCCGTAACCGCCGTAAGAATTCAACACCGCGAACGCTAGTTCAAACGGCTCTTGAGTAAGCTTCTTAGGAAGAAGTGACCAAGATGAATCCTTAAGGTAAGTCGACAAGCTGACAGAGATCGCCGCAGTTCCCGGATCGTAGTTCTCTGGAGCAGCTTTACCGATACAAGTAAGATCAGTAAGGTTGTTGTCCAACTCGATAGAAACCGTTTGGATACACAAGTCATCGGCGCTCAACACACCAGTGGTCGCAGACGTTGCCAAGAAAGGCATGTCGATAGAACCATTGATAGTGTCTGATGTTGCAGCCGGATTGATCGTGCGGCCATTCGTCATCATGTCAGCAGCTTGGTCCACAGCTTTGTAGCCGTTACCAGCGAAAGTAAATGAACCAGTCATCAACTCTCCGTACTGTGCATTGATCGTCATCGCGCCAACCAACATACCTACGTAGTCAATCGCTTTAGTCGTTAGATCAGTGAAGATCTTTTCGATAGAGAAAGAGCTAGGTGTTGTGCCGATTGTTAACTTGTCTGCGCGAGTAAGTACTGCATTTACTTTTGTTTCATCTACTAGTGGATTCTCAGAGATGTACTCAAGCTCAAGTGCAGAAACTGAAGTGATCAACAAACGAACGTTGTTCGCCGCAGAAACCATGGTGCTAAGTTTAGCGAAGTCACCTTTTTTGAAACCGTCAGTGATGAAGCTTCCAGTTGTCGCGATGATTTTCTTAGCAGTAGCATCTACTTCTAAGTCGCGAGTAGTTGGAGCTTGCACGTTCCACGCAGAGAACATAGCCGAAGCCATGAAGTCTTCTAATGGAGTTTCTTTAGCCAACTCGAAATTCAAATCGCCGCCTACGTCCAAGCCAGTTACGACTTGTCCAGAAGACATACGATCCGTACGAATTTGCTGTGACTCTGTTGTGTCTGGTGTCCCGGATAAAGACTCAGACGTGTAACGGCAATCGGAGAAGTTTCCCGCGCCAGGAGTTACCCCGTACGACACCTCTTTAATTGCTGCGATTTTTACGCGATTCGATGAACTCATGAACTACCTCCTTAAGGTGTTGCGCTAATATCAATGTAATAAGTTGTAAAAAATGTTGCTCCCATAAAACCAGAATCAAACTGAATCGCGGCTCCTGCTTCTGTGTTCGCAGGATTGCACTCCATGATCATCACACCTCCAGACAAACGTTGGCCGCGAAGTTTCTTACGAATGTTCTCCGCACGTTGAAGCATTGGGCGTCTTCCATTCATTGAAGCTGGAGTGACACAATGGATGGCGATACTTCCGTACTCACGGTATCCGCCTTCTGCATTGTTTGCAGACAGAGCCACTGGTTCTTCTTCATCGCCAACGAACTGAATGCCCAACCAATCATCACTCAACGTAAGACCGTAAGCTTCCATGAGTTGGTCGAACTGATCGTACTCAGCAGACAAGTCGATAAGTTTCTCTGAAGGAAACTCAGCCGCGAGGAATGCCATCACTGAATCTCTAACTGCTAATGAACTCACTTCGCGCCTCCGTATTCGTTGAAAGAGAAAATGATCGCCGGGTACAAGTACGTTCGTGACTTAGATCCCGGAGTTCTTTCCTTCGCGAACTTCTTTGAAAGATTGATCTCGCTGCCGGGCATGAACGTAAAGCGAATGCCCAGATTATTTTTGTACTTACGTTTCATCGCTTTAGTCGTTAGATAGTAAACCCCGTTCGGTGCCGCGATAGTTGGGCCGGAACGTTGCAACTTATCTTTCGACTTAACTCTTCTCTCTGTTGGAACTTTGCCAGATGTTTTAGTAATACCTTTACGCTCAAGTTTTCTTGCGTAAGGTGCCACGTTCACAAACATAACTTTGTCCGTGGTCTTCAACTCAACACCGGAGTTCAACCAAGTTTTAAATTGTGCTTCATTAGTCGCTACAATTTTCTTGTTCACCATAACTTGGTGAGACTCTACGTATCTTCCCGTCACGCGCTTTGATCTCTCAACCAAAGCAGCGTAGGTATCGGTAAAGATTTTAAAGCTCGCTTGCGGTGCCACGAACTCGATACGTCCGAAAGGAAGTACGTTTTCTACTGGCTTTCTTTTTCTATCTACAAACGTGCTGAAATCTTTAGCGAAGCCTTTGTCTAATTCTTCTTTCAAAGCATCTGTTGCTACTGAAACCAGAACGTCTTTACAGAACTGGATATAATCCTTAAGGGACACTTCGCCATTTAAGTCAGACTTAAGCGTGTACTCTGGTCTTCTACGACCTTTCTCTTTCACACTGAATTCAACTTCAAAGCGATGTGCTGTACTCATGATTGAACCCAGAATCTGAAACCTATGACGACGCCACCGAGTTCCTCAAGAGGTTTAACCTTATCCACGATAATGATTTGTGTTCCTTTAACAAAGCGGTCGCCGCGTTTTAGTTCACGGCCTAAAATCGCAACTACTGGATCGTACATGCACACGTATTCTCTTCCTGTAGACACCGTGTTCGCCGGGCCATCTGGAGCCGTGAATGAATTTGCTTGCGCAACTTTCACTGTCACAGTTCCCGGCGCAACATCTGGCTTGTAGGGAATCCACAGCCCGCCTTTCAGATTAATAAGTACGTTGAACGCCGACTTAAGAAACATAAGCAATGTGTCCATTTCCGACGATAGCTCTTTCGCTACGGAACGGAGTTAGAAGGTTGACGTAGTTTCCTAAGATAGATCCCATCGTCGCAGACGCATTGTTGTTCTCAAGGCTGTAGTCGAAGTCGATAGCAACAACACCCGGAACGGAAATACGTTGAACGTCGTTGCCGAAGTTAACGTCAATGCCAGCTTTCTTTTTGTTGTAGTCACCTTCAACAATTTGCAAGATCACGCTTTGAATGATCGCCGGGATAGTTGTGTAACCAGCGTTGTACGTAACAACCAAAACATCACGGCTGCAATTAAACCAGCCGCAAAGTCTTGTGATTATTCCGTACTCTTTAGCCACGCGGTAATCAGTAAGTGGAACCGTGCTAAGCGTGATGCTCGCAATAGAGTTCACCGGGTACTGATACAACTTCATTTCTTTATCCATTGGATAGTCATCGGCGTACATCGTTTCAACGTAGTCAGCAGCCGTGAACACACGAGCACAGTAAAGCTCAACGGCATCAGACGTTACTTGCCCACGAAGAGTAAGAAACGCATCTTGAGTTGTGTCGCTGGGATCTATCCCTAAGTAAGCTTTAATTTCTGCAAGAGACACTAACATAAATTCTCCTTAGACCACTTGCGTGCGGTCTCCCCTATTGAAAATAAATTTGAACTCGGAAGCTGGTGAGCCAACTCTTACTTTCCAATTTGTTGAAACAAGATCTAGATCATTCTCAGAAACAAAAGTTCCCGGAACAGTTCCACTTAAGAAATAGTCCAGGTTCGGATCTAGGCCCGTGAATAAAGCTTCGGTAATTCCACAAGTTAAAATATCGCATCTAGTTGGACTGCTCTTACTGATCACGATTCCAGCCGGGCGAGATTTAGTTGTGATAGATGCATCGGCCAGAGCACACTGCGGAGTATTTTTGAAAGACATGATTGGATCTTCATCCGATACTGGGTCCCACTCGCCGACAACAACAGGAATAAGTCCGTCGTACAAATGAACAACAGCGCCGATGAAAACATCAGTGTCGCACGTATAGTCGTGAAGCACGTGAGGGTTTGGCTCCTCAGGAACATTTACGGTTACTGTGCCGTCAATTGCATCAATAGAAACTTCTACGTTGCCCGTGAAATTAACCTTATCCGTAAGGCCAATTTCTACCCCGTCGTGAAGTACAGTTGTCTTTCCTACATTATCCGCAAGGCGGACAGTAACCTTGTCTCCGTCAGGAGTTAGTTCAAAGTATTCGGAATCGAACTGTAGTTCTTTGACGTTCGTGTAAGCTGAAGTGGAATCAGAAATTGTGAGAGATCCGCTTCCCCCACCTTTTCCTCCGCCACCCGACCAACCTCCCACAACGTAGGTTTCAATAATTTTTGATAAAGGTCTGTCGATGTGATTGGTAGAGATTTCTGCCCCGTTATCGAAAACGAAAACGAAGTAGAAATAATCTTTACCTTCCTTCAAAACCACATCAATAATAGCTGGAGCATTTAGTCCCGGTGCCCCAGGAGCTCCATCGAATCCGTTGAATCCAGGCAAGCCTCTTTCTCCGCGCATACCCGGAAGACCTGGCTTACCGTTCAAACCATTTATTCCGTCTTTGCCGTCGATACCTGGAGGTCCGGCTTTACCACGTTGCCCAGGCTTTCCACGGAAGCCACGAATCTTTTCAATCTGTGCATCAGTGAAATCATCAAACTTTAAACGAAGAGAATCTTTGTCCTCTTCGGTAAGGTCTTGGAATTTTAATTTTAGTAAATCTAGTTTCTCTTCAAAGGCAGATTTTAAAATGCCTTCGATTTCTTCGCGGCTCTCTTCAAAAGAAAAGTCTTTGCCGGGAGCCCCTGGCTTGCCTGGCTTGCCTTGAAGTTCTGCCTTATCGTTTTCATCAAGATCTTCAAAGCGGAGTTTAAGCCCAGCCATGTTGTCGTTGATAATTTTAGAAAGAATATTTGTGATCGGCTCTTCGTGATCTTCAAAAATAAAATCTCTGCCGGGAAGACCTGGCCTACCTGGCATACCGCGAAGCTCTGCTTTTTGATCCGGAGTTAATTTCTCAAAAGTAAGTGCAAGCTCTTCAACCCACGCACGAATAGTTTCTCCGTGCTCTTCCATGGAAAAATCTTTTCCTGGTTTACCTGGAAGGCCACGAATCGCTTCACGCTCATCAGCAGTTAGATCGGAGAATTTTAAAGCAGTGTCACGAATCCAACGTTCGATAACTGGTCCGTGCTCCTCGATAGAGAAGTCCTTACCGTTTAAACCATTGACCCCGTCAACACCGTCTTTACCTGGGAGACCTGGCTTACCTGGAAGGCCACGAAGCTCCGCACGTTGTTCAGGTGTGAAGCTTTCAAACGTTGGAACAAGGGGAGCGATAAGGCCAAGAATATTTTCTTTGTTATCTTCAAAAGAAAAGTCTTTACCGTTTGTTCCCGGCGTACCTGGCTTACCTGGTTTGCCGGGAAGGCCACGGAGCAATTCTTGTTGATCTTCAGTGAGTGATTCAAACGTTGGAACAAGAGAAGCAATCCAAGAACGGATTGTTTCTTCGTGCTCGCTCATGACGAAGCTTTTGCCATCCACTCCCGGAGATCCCGGAAGACCTGGCTTCCCACGCAACGCACGAGTGTCGGCGATCTTCGCCAACTCCTTTTCGATGTGAAGCATGAGTAAAGCTACAAGTTGAGAACTATCCACTAAGTGCCTCGAGTCAAATGATCAACTAGGGCCTTTGCTACTGGGTCAGCTTCTTTAGCAGGAGCCGCCGGAGTGTTATTTTTCTTTATTTGTGCTTCTACCGATTCTCGGACCATATCGGTTGGAGTCATGTTGTTAGAAGAAATGTATCTGTCGTCGCCGCCTTCGTAAGGTGCATCACCTTCAAGATTTCTAATCTCGTTCGGTGAGTAAGCTCCCACGCCTTGCATGTCTTTGTAGAACTGACCACGAGTTTTCATGTCACCGCGAGAAAGATATCTGAAGTCAAAGCTTAGATAGTTTCCGCCGTAACAGTCGTTCAACAATTTACAGTCAGCTTCAGATTCAAAGTTGGTTGCCCAAATGTCTAAGCTATCTGTGACAGTTTCAAGGTTGGCATTCTCCATGTTGTTGTACGTGGAGTTAGACGTATCGTATAACTTGTTCGGATGAATGCCCAAGTAGCGGGCCATTTCAAGCACGCCGAATTTTCTTGTCTCAAGCATTTGCAACATCTGAGGGTCCATGTTGATTGCTTCAAACACCAAGCCTTCTTCAAGGATAGCAACGCCACCGGATTTTTCTCCGCTGTGTTGTTCCTTCCAAGATTTTTTAACACGTGCGTAGGCTTCATCAGAAAGTCTGTTAGGAGTTTTTAGGACTCCAGAAGGTAGACCATTGTTATTGAAAAGAGAACCAGCCATGCGGTCTGCACCGATAGTAATTCCCAGTGTTCGAGCAGCCCACTCAACAGGGCTTTGTCCCACGATGCCGTCAACGATGTGAATATTTGGCAAATGGAATATGTCATTTGGGGTGAGAATAGTTTCATAGCTAGAAGAGTTTGATCCGCCTTGAGCAAAAGAACTTCCACCGCTTACACGGTAGCGAAGTTGTCCGTTCTCATTGCGGAAAGGTTGTACACGTCTTGCATCAAGATACCAAAGAGCAATAGGTCGGTATGCTCCGTCGCGTTCGATCTCTGCGTAAGCATTACCGCGATTGATGGCGTCTTGGAAGAGGGTACGTTTAAAGTTGTTCGCATTCACTTCAGGATTCGGGCGAACGTTTAGAAGAAAAGAAATCCTGTGGTTGTCGAGGATTGAATTGTCTTTTGCTTTTACATTGATTGGAAGTTTAGCTAACTGGCCAGAGAGGTAGATTACGCCGCGATACCAAGCCGAAGCTCTCATCGCGGTTTCTTCCGTTACTAAGATTCCACCTAAGAAAGAAAATCCGTAGGGAGCTTCAGAGACACTGTCTGGTTTTGTTTGTCGATTAAAAAACTTAGAAAGAAATCCCATGCTAGTGCTCCCCGTGGATTAGGTTACTCAGGACGAAAAGAAATTATTTGTCTGTTTTCTTTCCACCTTGTGGGGCTACTTTAGCGCCTTCGCCTTTTTCTCCACCTTCAGAACCGCCTTCAACAGCAGCACCGTCAGCAACTACTGGCTCAACAATCACACCACCACGAATCAACCAACGTTGGATTGAACCCGGCTGCACAAGAACTGGAACGCCTTTTTTAGCGAAGATCTCGTTATCTACAAATTTGTCTTCTGGGAAAACCATTTTTACTGCTTTAGCACTCATACATTCTCCTTGGTCAAAAAGAAGGGGCGCAAAGGCCCCTTTGAAACATTATTAAAATTTTGGAAACTAAACGCCTACGTTGTACGGAGGCAACGTGCGGCAATCGCCAGCGATGTAAAGGCCGACAACGTTTTTCGCTTGGCCTGCGATAGGTACATCACAAGACATCCATGCGAAGCCGTTGTTCACGTCAAGGTCTTCAGCGCGAACTTCGATGGCAACCAAACCAGCAGCATCGTCAAGAGCAGTAAGCTCAATAGTTGATGCATCAGCAGTTGGTTCAGTTTGTGTGAACACTGTAGCTGCGCCAGCTTTAACGAAGTACTTGTTCATGATCGGAAGAACTTTTGAAGTGCCTGATGTAGCAGCGTTATGCTGCAACAAATTCACCTTAACGTCAGCGCCTGTAGAGCCGCCAGCGATAAGGAAGAATGTCACACGACCGTTTTCTTTTACGTTGATACGTTCACCAGTAGCCGCCGCAGCAGCAACGGCAGTAACACCGAATGCGATTTTTGCGTTCAAATTTTCTAATAGAAAGCCTTGCATATATTTATTCTCCTAAAGGTTGGAAGCCCCGACATTGGGGCCTCCGATTTATGAATCCGCTACTAACTACGCGCGATCAGCAAGCTTAACGAATGCTGACATTTGGTAGTTTCCGTACTGAGTAGTCACCGGAGTTTTGAACGGAACTGAACCGTCAATTCTCATAGTGAAACGGAACGCTGTGATCTCGCGATCAAAGTGTAAGTGGATAGAAGAAGCAGACTTGATGCCCGCTTTAGCGATTGTGTAGTAGTAAGAAAGATTCGCGAAGATGATATCGCCAGCGTCTCCAAGAGTTGGAAGGCAAGACATCATAACACGTACTGGACGACCCAGCAAAACACCGTACGGGCTTTGATTCATTTGTGAACCAGGAGCCAAGTAGATGAAGTTGTCGTTGTCATCTTTCATCGTCAACAATTGAGACTCAGCAGCGGCGTGAACCAACCACTCGGCGCCAGCACGTGCAGCAGGGATCATGCGCGTGTACATGTTGATAACGTTACGAGCTACGATAGTGTCTGCCAACTGAGACGTTTCTTTTGGAACAGTCACAGTGAACGCAGAGTTCAACAAACCGAAAGGTTTACCAGCGCCATCACCAGTCAAGATCGCTTCGTTGATCTTGTGCATGATTGCTTCAGGAGCCGCGATCTTGATGTAAGATTCGATAGCTACTGCGTCTTCCAACATTTCGTCAGTCAACTTCACAAGAGCGCCAACTTTTTTCAAGCGCCAGTGAGCACGACCCAATTTGTTTTTAGTTTCAGTAAGCTGTTCGCCTTCATCAACCCAATAAGCTTGGATACCCATGTTCCATGGTTGTGCTTCGTCGATAGGAAGTGACAAACCATTTCCAGAAACTTTGAACTGACGAGTTTTAGCGTAAAGAGATTCGCCATCAGTCGCCAATTTTTTGATGATCTCGTTAGAGATATCTTCCGGAACTAGGTAACCACCGTCTTCAGCATTTTTCTCGTACATAACGTTTTTGAAGTTCTCATGGATCTGGCCGCCAGCAGCAGCGCGAACTGCCATCAAGAAACCACCAGAAGATTCAAAGCCGCCGAATTTATCTTTTGCAGATGCAGCAGGCGCTGGAGCAGCAGGAGTGCCCAAAGGTGCTGGAGTTGTTTTACGACCTTGAGACGCTTTTAGACGATTAAGAATTTCTTCTTTTTTCTCTAAAGCTTCAAGCTCGCGGGAAATGTTTTCGGACTCAGTGATCAATGCTTCCATTGATGCCAAAAGTTCCGGAGTTGTAGCTGCTGCTGAGAAGCCGCCAAGTTCAACACCGATAGCTGCCAGTCTCGCCTTTAATTCTGCAATACGATCCATATTGTAATTCTCCTGTGTGTTAAGAGGCCGCTGCACATGTGTGAGCTAAAATTTCCTCAAAAATTATTTTTTATTTAAAATTGAATTGATCTTTGCTTGAGCTGCTTCAAGTTCCGTCTTAACAACTTCGGGAATACCGATGATGTCGCGTGGAGCTTTGTTCAACCAAGCACGGTTCAGCAAAGAAGCCGCGATAGGAAGACCGCCCTCGATTTTATTTGCCCAACCATTTTTCACAGCGTCTTCAGCATTGATCCAAACTTCTTTACGCAACATCGTGCGCAGTTCTTCGCGATCAATTTTTGTTTTGCGTGAATAAATGCCGAGCATTTGTTCTTCGAGTTGGTCGAGTGTTCTTGCAGTGTGATCAAGTTCGTCGGCGTTGCCGTATAGCCCAGTCCACGGTTTGTGGATCATGATGAAGGAGCCTTCTCCCATGATGATCTCGTCGCCAGCTAAGGCGATGATCGAAGCAATCGAGGCAGCAAGGCCGTCGATGCGCACGGTGATTTTGGCTTTAGATTGTTTGAGGCGGTTGTAAATGGTCATGCCGTCAAAGACACTCCCGCCCGGTGAGTTAAGTCGTAATGTGATTTCTTTTACAGAAGCGGGGAGCTTGTCCATTTCCTTAGAGAAGGTCGTGGCAGAGACAGCGTTGGTCCACATGTCGTCGCCAATATCGGCGTAGATCGTGATTTCTGCCTTGGTGTCGTCACCCTTCGCGGCGACGATAGAAAGTGGCTTGTGGTCCATGCTGGCGCGAATCTGGGCCAATTTTGTAGGCATTTGTCTTCCCCCATATATTTTTCAACCTAGGGTGTAAAAATTGCCAAGACAAGATAATTATTACAGAGTCAATATGTAGGATTGCCGACTTAGCGTGTCAGCTATAGGGAAAAGAATTAATTGTTTTTAACCATGGAAAATGTTGCAAGGCGGTAATTGCATAAAAAGTGCATAATTGCACCTTTATGCAGACCGCCTCCTGAGGGCCTCTAGATCGTCCGGATGCCGACTTCGTCGTAGATTGACTCTTTGGCTTCGTCGGTAATCCAAAGCGCCAGGGCCATGATTGTACCCACGATGGGATCTATCTTGAGCTTCTGATGGCCTCCGCTCTTCCTTGGATACACGTTGCCGTTGTGATCGGTCTTCGCGACAACGTTCCCCAAACACCAACGCATCACAGGCGAGCCACGATGCTTAAGCTTCCCATCGTGCATTAGAGCATCGAGCTTCTTCATTGGCTCAGACATGTTGGCCGTGTTCTGACGGAACTCCACCATGTCGATGCTTGTACTTAACCGCTGCGCAGTTTCAGTTGCACTCCATGGATCGTATGCGGCTCCAGTGATCTTGTAAGTCTTCGCGTGAGCACTCACACCTTCACCAAAAGTTTGGTAGTTGATCACAGCACCTGGAGTCTTGTGAAGGTATCCTTGTTGATGCCACGACTCGTACTTATCGTTGGAGTGTTTCTTATCTAGGAACGTTGCTTCAGGTAAGTAGATGTCATCGAAGATCACGTAAGTGCCGTCTGGTTCTTTGAAGATTGTGATCCGTGCAGTTAAGTCGATACGAGCAGACAAGTCGATACCGAGCTTTGCTTTTCTGTTCACGTAGTCTTCAATTTTTAAACTGGTGTCGGCGCATCGGTCCCACGCATCGAGATCAAAGAAAGACTCTGCGTCTTCAATCCACATGTTGAGATGTTTGATTTTAAAATTCGGAAGATCGGCTGGCACTTCCAAAGTTTTCATAAGCTTCGCACGGAACGTTGGAATGTCCGGGGAGATGCCGATGTTTGGATTCGCTTTGATCCAATTGTTCTCATCGTAAATTGAATCGTCTTTGTCGAGTGTGTACACGACTGCGAACTTCGTATCGTCGTCCACTTCACCCAAGCAAAGTTTTTTAGCGTACACACTTTCAGAGAAGCCAACTGACTCAGAGTCTGATCCGGCAGTTGTGATCGCGAGGATTAGAGAGTCATGACGTTTCGACATACCAGAAGAAATAGTTTCAAACACGGTTCTCTTCATCGCGTGCAACTCATCGCACACGGCTAAGATGTCATTAAGACCGTCGAGTGTTTTTGCTTCAGCAGAAAGAGCACGCACCACGGAATTACTTTCCGGATGTAAGATGTCGTGAGCACGAACCTTTACACCGAAACGTTTTAGGAATGATTTATTTTTCTCGGCCATCGCACGGGCATCATCGAGAACGATTCGGGCCTGGGAAGTTTTTGTTGCAGCGGTGCTGATTTGATTCCCCATCGGGTTGTCTAAGCAAAGATCAAACAGCACGGCAAGAGAAGCCATCGCAGACTTTCCGGCACCCCGGGCAACTTCAATGTGGGCGGAACGGAAGCGGCGGAACTTTGTTCTGCGGTTGATGAAACCTTGGATGTTCATCCACACCCAGTTCTGCCAAGGTTGGAAAACAATGTGGGGAGTTTCCCAGTGACCTTTTACGTGGTGGAACTTTTGAGACAAGCGTAGGAATTTCTCCGCACGTTCTGGGGAGAAGATCCAATAAGGATTTTCTTTATCTGGAATTTCGCGAAGGGATCTCTCGCACGCACCTTTAACGTACACGCAAGCATTGATTCTCCCGGCAACAACATCTTTAGCGTATTCAAATCCTGACCAACAAAAAGGGAACGTGTTCTTGTTGAACGGGTTTCTAATTTCTTCAGACATCCTAAGACCACTCGTCAGATTGAGTCATCATCAGGTACTGAGTCCACAACGGGAACTGGTCCGTGATAGGTAGATCGGTTTTATTTTTATTGAGGATGTATTCTTCGGCTAGTTGCGGAAGGTTCTTACGCAGCTTCATGGCTTCGGCTACTTCTTCAGCCGTGCATTTCAATTTGTTTCTAAGATTCTCTAAGTGCCAAAGCCTTAATGGTGAAAGATAACTCGATTGCATGTTGGCCTCCCCGCGCCGCCGTCATATAAAAATTACCTGGTACTTGTCCAGGTTCTTTTATTGCTGCGTATCGGTCAAGGGAGACCAGAGTTTTTTATTTTAATCCCATTCGTTCTTTTCGCTTGATCCGCCGCCACTGCCGCCAGTATTGGCGCCGTTGCCGTCGTCGTTAGCGATCCCAATCTTCAACATCTTACAGTAGCGGAGAATTTCCGACCGTGCAGTGTTGAGCTGTTGAACTTCCGGATAAGTTTTTGCTTGGAAGCCGTTACGGCCTCCGGTTGTTTGGAACGTGTAACCGTTTTGCTTCACGAAGTTTTCAAGAGTTCCAACTTCAACGAAGAGGTTGCAGAGAACTTCAAGCAACGAAAGAAACATCACATCGAAATTGTCCCGGCCTTCAATACTTGGAAGGAAGTCATTCCACCGTGCGATGAAAACTGGGTGATCACTTGGTGGCGGGAACTTAGAAGTTGGGTCTACTTCCCTTTTCTCTCCCGGATGGGTGGGAGCCTTTTCCATGTTGCGAAGTTCAGACCAACTTTTTAACGGCGCGGTAGTTACCAGAGCGGGCTCTGACGCTGCGTTTTTGTTTTTTAGTTTTACCCCCACCACTTTCCCGTTCATTGTCTGAGGAACTACTTCCCTTTTGTTTGGAAATTTTCTTTTTGCTTTCTTTACTACGGCTTTCTTCTTTGTTGCCATCCCCGACTCCCATTGATTCTTGAACATCTGCTTCAGTTAAAATTTTCGCGTTCTTATTTACAACACGTACGTAGAAGTCGCCCATGGCACTTCCCCTAACGTACTCAGTTTCAAAAACTTTCTTTCCTCGGCCATCTCGGAACACTCCAAAGAAGTGGGCGACCGTGGAGTAGTCCGCAAGAATCTCATTTCCTCTTCCGCCTTTTTTCTTTGTCATCGCATCTTCAACTGCTGACCACAAGAATCCTTTGTCTTTAACAAAATGAACCCGTCCTGTGCTATCTTCCGGCGTTTCTAAAATAATAGAGGCCGCAGCTTTCTGCCAACGCGCCATTGAAGTGTGCGCTAGTCTCCAGAACATCGGACCACGATACTCAAGGTTTGGCCAGCGTTCTCTTTCTGCGTGCTTCTTCACCCAACGTGCGATTTGTGCCAAGAACACAACATCGTAGTCCGGGTGGTCGGGCTTCTCAACTTTATTAGTAAGTTTATTAATCTGGTCTGGGCGAAGAGTTTCTTCCAAACGTTTGTTGGTGATAAGAAGAGGTGCGAACTTACGTGCATCGAAATCTAAATAATTATCTTTCGGCTTGTTGTTGGAAATAACAAAGCTCGCGAACAGTTGAGTGGAGCGAGAAGCATCAATACCTTTACGCTCGATTGAGATCGAGTCGTTCTGTACTTCCTTCATTCCGTTTTCCATTTCGTGTGTGGTACGAAGCTCATCGAACCAAATCAAAGTGGAGTCTGTAAGCTGGGAGTTAAAGCGATCAGTGAATGTAGACTTCTTGCCGTCAACAGTATTTGTAAATCCATGAAGAGCACGAAGCACCAGCTTCAAACGATTCTTACCTGTGCCGGGAGGTCCACACAGAACTAGATACACAAAAGATCTTTTGAACAGGGAGTGGTAAAGCCACGAGAAAAAATATTCTCTTTCTTCTTCAATAGGAAATAAATGCCACACGAGTTTGCGGAATAGGTAAGGAAGCTTGTCTTCTGTTTCTGTTTTTACTTTCTTCCAGTGTGGAGGAACGTACGTGTTGAAAGTTGTTAAGGTGCGACCCGTAGTTTGATCCACCACTTCAGCAACGCCAGCACGTGTGCGTGGTGAATACTTGGGTGTTACCTTGCGAGCACTTCGCATTGCTTCTTCCGGAGCCATGCCGATTGTTTTTAAATAAACGTTTCCGGATACTGGTACGATGTACTCTTCTTCTGTTGAAAGAAAGAAGCGCATGTCCATGCCTTGATGTGTTTGATCCACATTAAGTGTGAGGCCTTTATACTCTTCAGGTATTTGGATTTGTTTCTTGGTGGTACGAGATCCAAGGATGCCTTCTTCTTCAGCGAAGGCGGCTACTGTTTTCTTAAAGTCTTCGGAATCATACAACACATCCGAAACAGGTTTTGGTAAATCACGGATTCTTTTACCAAGTTGTTCAACTATTCTTTTGCGATATCCTTCAACAGAACATTCACCTTCAGCGTTTGAAATTGCGGTACGCTTTTTTGTCGGATCATAATTTTCTAATTTTAGTTTTGCTGTTTCCAGCATCTTACCAAATTCAACTAACATTTACACATCTCCCGGTTTTGCGGAGGTTGTGTATTAAGTTACAAAAAAATCAGGGTCAAGCGTGAAACCATTTTGCGCCCAATTTTTCAACTACCCTTATACTTATAATTATATATATATATATTTTCTCCAATCAATATACCCCTCTGTATTCTTATACCGTCTCTAATCCAGTTAGTAAAAATGGTGTAAGTGTTGAAGATCACATTGGAATCACAGAAAATACGTGTTTTTGCATCACTTCACTGAAAAGTCACTTTCCAGGAAATCGACTTAGTATAGAAATCTATAGTGAGGTCAATTTTCCCGGAAAATGGGTTCAAAAAGCATGTTTTACACTTTTCAAATTTGTTATTTTGGTGTGCCGTCATCGTTCAAATTTGGATGTTTTCGGCGCCATAAAGTGCGAACTTCTTTGTAGTTGGGGAAGCCTAAATCACGCGCAGCCATATCTCTCGCAGTAGTAGTTTCTATGTCAAATCTATCTTCAATTGCAGCCGCGTTTTCACGTAAATTTTTAAGTAGTTTCTTGGGCAAAGATTTCTTAAGTGTGGCGTTACTTTGTTCCCACAAGTGTTCAATTAAGCTAACGGCTTTGTCAAAATCATCGAAGTTAACCGAAACGGAAAGCAGGCCGTTGTCCCGGCCCACCTTTTGTATATGTTTTAACTCCGCTAGCATTTTAATAATTTTCACACTCATAGTTACCTCATCCTTTAATACACATGAATTGTTTTAGTTGTGCCACGATCTTAACTAAGTCTTTCTGATTTTCCATGACGGTATCTATACACTTGTAAGCCGCCGGAATCTCATCAATCACATCAATGTCTTTGCGACATTCCACACCACTTGTCTGCGCAGCAAGATCTTCCAAAGTAAATGTTTTACGTGCTTCAGTGCGGGACATCTTTCTCCCGGCACCGTGAGAGCAGGAGTGGAATGATTCCGCGTTGCCGAGTCCTTCTACGATGAAAGATTTAGCGCCCATGCTTCCGGGAATGATTCCTCTTTCTCCGGCTCTTGCACGAACAGCTCCTTTACGGGTGATGATAACATTCTCCCCATAATGGTTTTCTCTAGATGCGTAGTTGTGATGACAGTTGGTCACGTTATCATAAGTTAGCGCCTCTCCGTTGCAAACAACTCCCCGGATCGCATCTACGATTTTAACGAACATCATCTCACGATTCTTAAGTGCGTAGTTCTGCGCCCACCCAAGATCTAACATGTACTCAGTGTAGTCTGTTGTGTTCTCCACGTAATAAGCTAAATCGGGATCAGGAAGTGTGATGAACATCTTCCGCATAGTATCCTTAGCGTTGTTGATGTGGATCTCTGCGATTGATTTACCAATGTTACGAGATCCGGAGTGAAGCATAATCCAAACTTGTCCTTCAAGATCGGTGCAGAGTTCAATGAAGTGATTTCCTCCACCTAGTGTCCCTAATTGAGACATCGCTCGTTGGAATAAATCCGTCTCCGCACGTTTGTGAATCTTAGTTGCGTGGAGTTCTTCCCAATGTTTCCAACCTCTCCAGTTCATTGCCAAGTCTGATATATCTGCGTTTGCTTTATGTCCTACCGGAACTACGGCTTCGATTGCTGATCTAATTCCCACGACCTTGTCGATGATACGACGTGGGTCAATGTTTGTTATTCTAGCAGCCATCATCCCACAGCCAATGTCGACACCAACGGCAGCCGGGATAATTGCGTTCTTAGTTGCGACAACAGAACCAACGGTAGCACCAATACCTAAGTGAACATCTGGCATCGCTGCCACATGTTTGAACACGAAAGGAAGAGAAGCAATGTTTGTAAGTTGTCCGATTGCTGCTAGTTCTACTTCCTCTTGCGCGGCCCAAATTTTAACTGGAACCTTTTGCCCTGCTGTAAAGATAACTGATTTCCCCGATCTCACGTTGTCTCCTCTACCGCCAACTCCGGCGGCACTTCTTGATTGGAATAAACTTTTATGAACACAAGTTCCTTTGGATTCATATACCGGGTATTAATATCAGTCCAGCTTTGTAAATGGTCAACGTGGAAAGGACCGCCAACACAGTGAGAAGTGTCGTGACTACAGTCGCCATTCATAAGATCCGCAAGATTCCAACACGTATCGTCGGGGCACACACCTAGTAATCTGAATGGTTGATCCCCGAAGTGAGGCGGTATGGCTTCTACGTGGTCCATGCCCAGGGCATCTAGTATCGGAGAAGAGATTGATGTCCAGCTAGAGAATACTGTTACATCAATTCCTCTTGCAGAAAAATCACTTCCTTCAAGGCGCATCGAGTACACAGCATTATCTTTATTTGATAGTTGCTTCACGATGACGTAAGGACTTTTCTTTGGAGAGGTGAACTTCTGCGCAGCAAAGCTTCTACCTTTAACGAAAGGAAGATTAGATAAATAAAGAAGAGAGCCTACGTGATAGGCTTTCAATTCAAACTTGTGTTCAATCTCGAAGTCGTTGTCCATTAGGAAAAGTTCTCCTGTTCATCGTCGTAAGTTTCTTCTTTAAATTTCTTTTTCTTCAGAGGTTGTACTGAAGGTTTCTTCTTTGGATTCTCTTTATATTTTGCCGGAGGGATGTGTGCTTCAGTAACGAAGTTTATATTGTTTGGATACTCAATCGTGATAGTAACTCCAGGTTCAAATGTTCTGATGAAGGATGCACTGATCAATCCATTCTGGATGATGTACTCAGGAGTGAGCATGACTCCTGCTTCAAGCACTTGAAGATTCCCGGCAGAGTTCGTAACCATGGTGTGAACGAAAGAAGCTTTTGCCTCTACTGGCTGTGGAGAATTCTTCTTACTCTCTTTTGTTTCAAAGAAAGTTTTCTTCCGGGTGTACGGGAAGTAAGCGATGTCATTTACTTTAACCGTTGATATATTTATATCAAGATCCAAGTAATCAAAGTCTTCATCTATTTCAACATCCGGGAAAGAATCGTTAGGTCCTGGATCTTCTGCTTCACCAAATATAAAGTTGATGTATTCATCTGATTCATCGGACTCGAACAATTGGCCGAAGGTTCTCCCTTCTGCCGAGGTTGCCAACAGTGTGTAAGGTTCTTCTGGTTCTGGATCAACAACAACTCTGTCAGTTTTAAATTCTCGCAGTAAGAAATCTTGCCCAACTTTGGATAACAGTTCCCAGCAGGTGCCGTGCCTGTCAGACACCAAACACACATTCTTTTTAACTAATTCGTGATTCCATAAAGCGTTTAAAGTACCTGTTCTAAGATTCGCAAACTTATCAATTATTATCGAACTTACTAACACAAAATCCCCTTTTATTTAAAGTTGTTGGAAGTAATTAAAACTTATCCAAAGTGTGCGCTAGCCCTTTTCGCAAAACATATAAAGGTTTTACGGTATTTCCCTTTGGGTCTTAACTGCGTGAAATTATTTTTGGGCTTCCCTCCCGAAACACAGCATTCGTAAAAATTCCAC